TGGCCGGGCTTGCGGCGCGCCATTTAAGAATTGCTTGTTTCATTTCCTCGTCGGTAAAAAATTCGTCCGCCCCGAACGCTTTCCACGCCCCGATCCATCCTTGGTAACCGGAAGCCAGCTCGGCGAGCTTGCCGACCTTTTTACGCATCGGGTGATGACCGCCGGTTTCCCGCTTGTGCCGCTCGAATTCCTCGAACGGTACGCCGGTAATTTTACTGGCCGACATTTCGTAAATTTTACCATGCGTGCGGAACACATCGATACGCCATTGCTCGCCGGCCAGCATCGCCAAACCGACGGCCTCGATCGCTGAATAATCGGAGCATATGAGATCGTGGCCCTCCGCCGCAATAAGCAGGCCGCGCAACGAGCCAGACACGGCTGGCATAGCGTCGCCGAAATAATATTCAACGGTGCGTAAATCGCGCGTGTTGACCACGGCTATCGCGTCGGCAGCCGCACCAGCGGTCCATTCCGGGATCGGTTTCTTGCCTGGCGGTTGCGGCATCTTGCACCAAGGGCAGACGGTATGCTGCAGGCCGAAATGTCGACCGCATCCGCATTGCAACACGGGCGGCCCGCTATTCGGCAAGTTGGTTGGTTGCGGTCCGTTACCGGTCGCTCGGCCCGTGCGCGCAGCGTGGTAACTAAACAGGTCATGCAACCGGCCGGCGCGAGTCGTTTGGTTCCGCATCGCAAATACTTTTTTGACCGAAGCGGACCCAATGGCCTGACGGATTTCCAGCGCGCGGCGGCAGTCGGGCGGCAACCCTTCGGATTTGAGCATTGATTCGATTGCATCCTCGTCCATATTCGACATGTGGATACCGCGCTGATGTAGCCAATTTTGCAGTTTGGCCAGCTCGGACGCGCGTGCCACTTGGCCGCCGGTCAATTGGTATAGTTCGGCGTTATATTTCGCGTGCGCCTGTTCGATCACAGCGATGCAGGCATCAACCGATACCGTGTCGACCTGGACGCCGCGCGTGTTGATTCGTTGGTCACATATCCAGAATTCGAGTTCTTCGCCCTCAAGGTCGGGGCAACGGCTCGACGCTTCGGCCTCGGCGATGATGTCCTGCTCGTTGTACGTGTACAGCTTGGCCGCGTCGATCGGGTCGTCTTCGGGCCGGACGCGGCGGCGCGGGTCGGATTTGGTCGGGTTTCTCGGCATGCTGAATTTTTTCAACAGTCGATCGCCGTCGGCATCTTTCTGGTTGACCAGGCGCATGACCTCGGCGGATTTACCGAGCGTGCCGGGGTAGCACGAGGCCCGAGCCTTGGCCATGGCGCAGCGTGTTGAGGCGATGTGTAGCTCGGGCCAGCCGTAGCGGGGAACGCAAACCTTGTTCCAGATCCAGCGTTCAAACGCTACGTTCCAGGCTTCCAGCCAACCCGACATCGCCTCGAAGAATAAGTCTTCCGGGTTCGCCATACCCGGACACCAGAATCGCCGCCCTTTACCGTCTTTCAGATCGTAATAGAGGGACAGCACTTCCGTGCTCGGGTGCTCGGCATAGACCGCCGCGCCGACGACCGTCAAGCCTTTTTTCGTTGCACCGGGCGGGCAATCCCACTTTTGCGTTGCGTCGTTCCATATTTGGCCCGCTTCGCTGTACGTCTCGAAGTCGAAATCCGGCATCACCGTGGCCACGCCCATACCGGCGAATAGGCGCGTGCCGGCCGAAAGTTCCTGGACGGGACGTGGGGGTGGCGGTAAATTATTCGTCATCCGGCAAATACCCTTCAATGTCTTCCAAACGTTTCACCCCTGCGGGCAATACCGGTTTTGCGCCAGGGCGAAATTTCAAATAGCCGACAGGCAGCCCGAAGTCACGGCGTTGCGCTCGAAGTCGCGTATACCATCCGGGCTATCGGGCGACGGATGCGTCGCCCGATAGCCCATGACAAGCGCCACTTCCATCTCGGTAGCAGGAGGCGGACAATCTCCCTCGTAGATGTATTTTTCCGGCCCTTGGCCGGTCGTCTTCCAACCTCTACCAAATGCGTAACGTTTCGCTTGTTTCATCGTACCCAATATGGTCAATTCCCGCGCTTTCGGGCTTCCTACTTGCGGGTATCCGCCCGTTTGAACGAACAATCCGCCGCCATGTAACATCGCTCGTGGGCTGGCGGCGGTCAGTCAGCGCGGGCTGTGTACCACGATGACCAATCGCAGCCAGGATCGGATACCCCCACGAGGGCCGCTCTACTCATTTATCGCCGTGTCAGGGAGGCAGCAAACCGAACGATTAGGGGCGTTTCGATTTCTGTTGTCCCGCCCCAACGGTCCTTTTTCTCGACCACACGAGGGATAGGGTTCGGCAGAGCATCCAAAAGCGCATGCAGCTGTCCGACCTCGGCCACCAAAGCGTTTTTCTCTTCTCTCGCGGAATCTTTACTATTTTCAGAACATTTCGCGGAATTTTTTGCGTCGTCGCGTTCCTTCGTGAGTATGCGAACTTGCTCGGTCAATTCCGTAACTTTTTGAAGCAATGTAACTTTTGCCATGATTGGGTATCCTCTAAAATTATTCCGGCGGGGTCGCTCTACTCATTTACCGCATGTGGCCATTCGCCACGAGTGCATCATCGGTCCATTGCGGATCAGCCTTGAACTGCGCGTACGTGTACGTCGGATTCAACCACATGCGACCTGGCGGCAATCCGCCTGGCGCTGCAGGTGGCGCGGGTGGTGCGACCGGCGCGCTAGGTGGCGGCGGAACCTGAACGAAGCTCGGCGCCGGATGCACGGGCACCGGCGGCGTGACAGGGGCCGCAGAGACCGGGGCGACGGGTGCCGGCACAGCAGGGGAGGCAGACGCCGGCCCTGGGGCCGGCGGTAGGTTTGGGAGTGTGGCGACTCCGACCGGTACAGCACTTGCGCCGGGCGGCAAGGATGTGGCTCCGAATGTCGCATCTGCCAGGCTCGGACCTTGGATGATTTCCTCGCCATAGGCAATGCGGCAAACAATGGCCGGATTCCAGTACAGGCCGGGCGATTGACTCGGCTTGTTGTCTATGACGGAAACGAGGACTTGCACGTAGTAGCCGGGCTTGATGGCTTGCGGTTCCATGATGAATTCGGGCGCGGCCCCGTTCAATGCGGCGGCGCGCGGCGCTTGGGCCGACGACATCCAGATCACCCAATTGCCGGGGTAACCGATACTGTCGCACGGTTTCTTGCCGCGCTTATTCGGAATCTGGCTATCGCCGTCCGTGATCTTCCACGCGAAATCAGGGCGTTGCGTTTCGCCGTTGACGAATGCGGCGTGCGCCAGCGCCCAGATCGGGCCGCCCCATGGTTCGTTGGCCCAGTGCGCGCAGCCGGGCGTTTTGGGGATGGCCACGCCTATGCTGAAACGCTGCGTCGGTTGGCCCGCGTTCTGGCCGGATTTGATGACGAGCGGCTTGCCGTCGTAATCGGTCGTCTCCGTCGTGTAAAGCGATCCGCCGATAAGGCGACCGGTCGGGGTGGTAAATTTGTGAGCATTTGCCATTTGGTAAATCCTTTCAGGTGGTAGGGAAAGACTTCAGTAATTCGTTGGTAGATTCCGGTACCAATTTCGGCGAGCCGGGCGGAAAAAAACTGTACTCGTCGATCAGTTCGCGGGGTATGCCGGCTTTCTCCGCTTGCTTGGGTGTTAATAACGCCGGCTTGCGCAAATCAACGCCGAACATATCGCCGAGTGTGGCGATCTCCTGCGGCGGTCTGCCCCATGCTTGTCGACCCTTCGTGTACTCAATTGCATAACCCCGGACCCGTTCGCCGCGTTGGATCATTGAGTGCGCCGATTCCTTTAAGCCCGAGATACGGCCTTCGAGTGCGGCCTGGGCGCGTTCCAGCATGGCCAACTCGGCACCGGTTTGCATCGGCGTCAAGTCGACCGGTGTGCTACGCATGGCCAGGTCCGCCGCTTCCAATGCGGTGCGCTGGTACGGCTCGCAGGCGTGGCGCCCGGAGCAATGCTTGCACTTCGGGTTCACTGTCGCGACCGGGTTCGGCTCATGCGCGGCTTCAGCAGCCATGCGCAGCTTGTTGACGTGGCCACGTAGTTCACTGGCGCGCACCGTGACGCGGCGGACCGGCTCGCGCAGGTAGCAACGGGGTTGAACGATAACCATATGCACCACGACGTGTTGATCGTCCTCCCCGCGCAACCCGAACCATTCGATTAATCCGGCCACATAGTCCATCAATTGCCAGTTCTCGTATTCGTCCACGTAGTCATGTCCGAACTTGTAATCTATACAGTGTATGACGTGGCGTGAATCTCGAAAGTACGCGGCAAAATCAGGCGTTCCCCAGTTGTTTGCATGTACTCGGGAAATCGGAATTGTTTGCTCTACGAGCGGGTGGACTTCCGCACCTGAAGGATTCGAACGGGCCAATTCCTCGTGTACCGTATCGTAAAACAATTGCGCCCCGTCGCACATTTCATCGGTCAGCACAACCCCATTCGGCGCGATCAGACCGGCGTCAATCGGTTGCCCGGCGAACAGTTGTTCGAACGCCCAATGTGCGGCGGTTCCCTCCGTTGCGGCAATTGAGTCTTCCGGCTCGGGATATCGTTGCCACATGCTCGGGGCGGCGGCGCACTTGACCCATATCGCGGCGCTGGACGGCGGAAGGAATGCGTGATTGCCGCTCATAGCCCGCCTTTCGACGCGCCGAGACGGACTTTTCCGCACGCGCATTTATATTGTCCCCGCGCCGATATCCTCACGCTTGACCCGTTCGGGCCGTGCCGCTCGTTACGAATCGTCACGTCACGAAACCATTCGTACTTATGCTTTTTGCCGGTTACCGAACAAGGCTCGGGCTTTGGTTTGTCAAGATAGTTCATGCCGCCTCACCCGCAAGCCATTTCATGTACTGCGCGCCAATAATGCCCGCTTCACCCGCGTTCAATTGCTCGGCGGTGAAACCGGTAATCTTTTCGTGCGAAATCCAGCAGCCCGCACCGAACTGTACGCCCTCGGTTCCGACGAACACTTCCCGCTTACTCGGCCCGTCCTCGGGGTATCCGACACACTCGACGCACTGGCACGTCATGACTGCACCCCAAAGATCGCGTCGTGTACCTGCGGCACAAGATCAGCGCGCGGGGCCAACGCCGGCAAGTGCGGGAACCCGAACCGCTGCAATACCGCGTCGACATGCTCTTTCGTAATCTGGCCAGACGTAAGTGCGGCCGTCACTTTTGGCATAAGCTTGATAAACGTCATCGGGCCTGCAGGCGCGGCCGGAACGCCAGGTGGTGGGGGCGGTGCGCCGGGTACGGGCGGCGCTGGCGGGGCGGGGATCGCCATCACTTGCCGCAATTCAGCGGTAACCCGTGCGATTTCCTCGTCCGATACGCCGCGCTTGTTACGCCATGTCGCATCGGCGTTTTGCGTCTTCGTCGACGCATGAATTCGGCTATCCCACGGCAAGCCGTTTTTATCGAGAGGGACAAGGCTCGCTTGGGGTGCGGCAACAGTGCCCGGCGCAGCGGGAATTGGGGGCGTTACAGGCAGTAAGGATGGGGCAGCGCCAACAACCGGAACCGCCGCAGTAGATGCACCCGTTACCGTACCGCCCGATGCGTTTGGGACGGCGAAGCTCGCCAGGTCGGGATCGATGCCGGTTGACGGGTTGTCGGCCGGTGAAAGGATCGCGCCGCCGAATGCAGCAAGGTCCGACGATACTGTATGTTCAACATGCACAGTGACCGGCAGCTTACGACGGGCACGATCCGCTTCGGCCAATTCAGCTTTAACGGTTTGCACGGCAGGCGAATCCAACATGCCCTCGGCGATCTTTTCCGCATTCCCCGTTTGCATCACGGCGACGAACGCGGCCAGGGCGGACCACTCCCGCTCGGTCGTTTCTGCCGCATTCAGCGTTATATTAATTCCCATAATTTCATCCGATTGGTTAGTAGGAAGTCGTAAGATATGATACATTAACTAAAACGTCAACAGGAATTTTTCAAGTATGGAACTTACCGTAGAGATTTTACAAAACATGGTGGCGGAACTCCTGAAAAACGCGCCGCCGAAACAGAATTTAATAGTTCATGCGGGAACGGCGTATTTGCTCGATGACGTACCCGATCCGTATTTTATTCCACTCGATATCCCGAAGTTTGAAATCACGCCACGCATGCCCTACCTCGGGACATATGGCACTATTATCGCGGACCCGATGTCGATGTGCCACCTCGTCGACGCAAGCCTGGTGCCCGACGCCCGACCGATCCGCCTCAGTTTGCGCCACTACCTCAAGCATTACGGCTACCGCATGTATACTGCGATCAAACGTCAACGCCGCGAGCGCGCATGTCGGTAACGTTACGCCTTTACCAACAACGTCTAGACGACGATATCTCCATGCACTGGGCGGCCGGTCACCGCGTGGTCATGGCCGTCGCCCCGACCGGGTCCGGGAAGACCGTCCTGTTCTCCGAAAAACTACGCAAGCATAACGGTTCGTGTTGTGCCATCGCGCACCGTCGCGAACTGGTCGGGCAAATGTCGCTTGCACTGGCACGCAACGGCGTGCGCCATCGCGTGATCGGCCCTGACAAAACCGTCAAAGCATGCCAGCGCCTACAGATCCGAAAGCTTGGCCGGCACTTCGTCGATCCGAACGCGCGGTGTGCAGCCGCCAGTGTGGACACCTTGATCAACATGAACCCGGCGGATCCGTGGCTTGGCCAAGTGACGCTATGGATCGGCGACGAGGGACACCACTTTCTAAAGGTGAACAAGTGGGGCAAAGCCGTCGCGCTATTCACGAACCCGGCGTGCCGCGGCTTGTTGGTCACAGCGACGCCGACCAGGGCCGACGGTAGAGGACTCGGCGCCGATAACGACGGACTGGCGCATGCGCTGGTCGAGGCACCCGGGCTGCGCGAATTGATTCACATGGGGTACTTGACGGATTACCGTATCTTTACGCAACCGTCCGATGTCGATTATTCAAGCGTTCCGGTCGGGCCGTCCGGCGAACTCGTTCACGCAAAACTATGCGAGGCGGTTCACGCATCGGGTACGTTCGTCGGCGATGTGGTCAAGTCATACCAGAAACACGCAGCCGGCAAACTGGGCGTTACGTTCGCGGTCGATGTCGAATCGGCGAGCGAGATCGCGGCAGCGTTCCGGGCGGCGGGCGTTTCGGCCGAGTGTGTGCATGCGGGGACGCCAGACGACCTACGCGCCGATATTTTGGCGCGGTTCGAACGGCGCGAAGTGATGCAGCTCGTGAACGTGGACCTGTTCGGCGAAGGGTTCGACTTGCCGGCGATTGAGTGTGTATCGCTGGCGCGTAAGACCGAATCGTTTTCGTTATTTGCGCAGCAGTGCGGGCGCGCGCTTCGACCTATGGAAGGGAAACAACATGCAATCATTATTGACCACGTCGGTAACGTCTTTCGCCACGCCGTCATGCGAATGGATCCGTGGCTTGGCAGACCGGTTATCGACCTCTGCTACCGAATCTGGTCACTCGATCGGAAAGGATCTCGTGGTGGTCAAACCCCTGCAGATACCATGCCGGTACGGTATTGCCTCGGTAAAGACGGTATCAGAATGCTCGCCCCTGGAGTTCGAACCGATTACGCCGACCGATCAGTCGAGGCTCTTGTACTTTCTGGAATGGCAGCGCGAACGGGCGCGGTTTGCGGCCTGCCGTTTGAGCGATTCCGACGTAAATGCCCTTTCTGCGATGAACCTATCCCCGAACCCGCCGGCCGAACCTCCCCCGAGCAAGTAGAGGGTGATCTCGGGGAGCTGGACCCCGCAACCCTTGCCGAACTATTTGCCAAGATCGGCGGCGTGCAGACAGCGCGCATACCCGGGCACCTGGATGGCCCGGCGCGGATTGCAGCGCAGCGAAACATTGATGGCCGGCGCGAGGCGCAAGCAGCGATACAAAACGCGCTCGCCTGGTACGGCGGGTGGCTTGCGGCGCGCGGCATCGGCGACCAGGGCGAGCAATGGCGGGAGTTCTGGCAAACGTTCGGCGCCGATGTGGCCACGATTCAAGCATTGCCCGCTCGCGGCATGTGGGAGTGGTACGGGAAAATAGGTGCGAAATTATCCGAATACGGTATTGACGTTTCGGTCAATGCGGGTTTATAGTTGCAACTCACTTACGAAGGAATCCCGATGCGCTACCTGCAAATTCTCCCGCACTTGATTATTCTTGTGGCGCTTATCTGTCGGCAATATTATCGTTGGCGGGAGATGAAAGCCCGGCGGGCGTCTCGCGAGGCGGATCGGGAACAAGCGCGAATTAACGACGCCCCGACTCGATTTCGTGCGTATGGCGCGAATCGCTCGGCCTACTATGACGAAATAATCAAAGCGCATTGCGCGGCTTTCTTGGCGGCCAACTGCGTGGCGAGAGGAGAATTTTTCTCAATCGAAGAGGTGCCGGCATGACTGACGATCTAATCGCCTGGGCAATTCGTCACCACGTTTCATTCGAGGCGATCGCCGAACTGCGCGCCATGTGGGGCGATGCGGGCGGCCCGAGTCACGTCGACGATACGCTGCGCGGCCACGTAAGCGAAGCGGCTATTCAATCCCATTGCATCCTGGAAGCCCCGCGCCGTGGCCTACATCTGTTCCGCAATAACGTCGGCGCGCTCAAGTCGGAAGATGGCCGCATGATTCGCTTCGGACTGGCGAACGATTCGAAGCGACGTAACGAGATTATCAAGTCGGGTGATTTGATCGGTATCGGGCCGGGCGGTCAATTCGTTTCGATTGAGTGCAAGCGGCCCGGATGGACGTATTCGGGGCAGGGGCGCGAACCGGCACAGCTCGCGTGGATTCAGCTTGTAATCGCGGCCGGTGGGCGGGCGAAATTTGTTACTGACGCGGGGGAATTGTGAAAACGAACGAATCGCCGTGGCAAGAATATTTCAAACTCAGATTCGAAGCGTTGGTCGAAGAAGCCGCCGAATATGGCTTCGTGGCCACGGTTGAGCAATGTCCGTTGTTGCCGCTCAAAATGGGCAACTACGAAACGGTCGTAACGATTCGGGAGATGCGATCATGAATCGAATCGTACGACATTACTTCGCCCAAAAACCCGATGTTACTATCGGTTCGCCCGACGACCCACACTTATTGCGTTGGTACGTCATACCGCGCAATCGGTTCTTTAACATCTACCTGCATTTGTTTCTGCGTAGCGATAATGACCGGGCCTTACACGATCATCCTTGGCTATTCAATCTCTCAATTTTGCTTGAGGGCGAATATGACGAGATAGTCACATCGGGCCGCGCTCGGCGCCACGCCGGACAATGGAAACTTCGTATTGGTCCTGCGCCGCATCGTTTAGAACTCGTAGACAAACAATTTTGCTGGACGCTTTTTGTTACCGGGCCGCGCTATCGGACATGGGGGTTCTATTGCCCGCAAGGTTGGATACCTTGGATGGAATTTACCAAAGCGGATAATCCCGGCGAAATCGGGCCGGGGTGCGGTGAATGAAATCAGTCGGTCAACAACTCGAAAAACTCATCACACTTTGCGGCACGAAAGACGTGAACTGGTGGGAAGAAACATTTATCCGGGGCATGTGGGCGGCGTACTTACGCGCTAACGAATCGACCGGGGGCATGACCGGGCCGATGGTGGAAAAGATCGAACAAATTTACAGAAAACATTTTCCCGCATGAAATTTAAACCGGAAGACCGCAAAGCGCAGATTATCGCCGAAGCGTTGCGCCAGGCTCGCCAGCGTGGCTATCAGAACGTTCGCGTCGAGCATATCGCCGAGGTCTTGAGCATCACGCCGGGCCTGATCTACCACTATTACAAAACAGTGCCGTTGCTCAAGCGGGCCATTATGGGCGCGGCCATCGCGCAGCGGGTACCGGAGATCGTGGCGCAAGGGCTCGTGTCTAAAGATCCGCGTGCGCTGAACGCGCCGGACGAGCTGAAGGAATTGGCGAGGGCTACGGTATGAAAACCGCCGTTCACTTTTCAAGTGCGACAGACCTGCACGCTACGCCGCAATCCTATTTTGACGAAATCAATACCGAATTTGGCGGATTTATCCTCGACGTATGCGCAACGCACGAAAACGCCAAATGCGCATGGTATTTTACAGAAGACGAAGACGGGTTACAACAAAATTGGGACACGGCGGGACTCGGGCCCGTGTGGATGAATCCGCCCTATGGCCGTGGCATAGGCGCATGGGTTAAAAAAGCACATGAAACGGCACTTACCGGAACGACCGTCGTAGCACTGCTTCCGGCTCGAACCGATACCGCTTGGTTTCAAGATTACTGCATTCCCTTTGGTGAAATACGTTTCATTCGCGGGCGCCTAAAATTTGGCGGCGCGTTGAACAGCGCGCCGTTTCCGTCGGCGCTCGTGATATTCCGCGCTCAGTAACCCGATGCGCTCACTTCCCGACGCCCTGGCGCCTTTGGCCGCCTACCGCCAATTTATCCTTTGCAAGCTCGTTCCGAACGGTGCGAAAACGCTAAAACTCCCGTGCGATTGGCGAACCGGGCAACCGTGCGATGCTCACGATCCCCAATTCTGGTCAACGTTCGAGCATATCGCCAGCGTTGTCGTATCAAATCCCGAACAGGGCTATTGCGTCGGCTTCACGTTCACCGCGCATGATCCATTTTGGTTTATCGACATTGATCATTGCTGGACCGGAACAACCTGGACACCGATCGTTTATGAACTGTGTGGTCAACTCGCTGGCTGCGCGTCGGAAATATCGCAATCCGGAACGGGCCTGCACCTTTTTGGTCGTGGAACGCCGCCGACGCTTCGGCGCATCAAAGACCACACAAACCAACTGTTCGACCTGTACACCGAACGCCGATTTGTTGCGCTCACCGGTGACGGGGCGGCCGGCGACGCGAATACCGACCACACCACCGCGTTGGGCACAATTGTCGCGAAGCACCTCACGCCTACTACGCCAACGCAGGCCGCGAGCTGGACAACCGAGCCGATGCCCGAGTGGCGCGGTCCGACCGATGATGACGACCTGATACGCCGGGCGCTTATGTCCGCCGGCCTGTCATCCTTCGGGGGCGCTACGTTCGCCGACCTATGGCAATGCAACGTTGACGTGCTGGCGCGTGTGTATCCCCCCGATCCGAACTCGTCCGATGCGTTCGGCGCCAGTACGGCGGATAGCGCCCTCGTGTCTCACTTGCTGTTTTGGACTGGTAAGAACTGCGAACGTACCCGCGAACTGATGAAGCGGTCCGCCCTCGTGCGCGACAAGTGGCAGCGCGAGGATTATCTCGAACGGACGATACTCAAAGCCGCCGCCGTTGTGGCCAAAGTGCTACAGGATAAAGAGATCGCCCCGCCGGTGACCGTCTCGGCGCCGACGAGCATCGCGACCAGTACGTTCGTGCCGTCTCAAAAACTCGGGGAGGTGTTCGCCGGCTGTGTGTATGTCCAGGATAACAATGCGATGCTGATGCCGACCGGTAAGATCATCGATCAACAACGGTTCAATATGCACTTCGGCGGTATGGCGTTCTGCCTGGACGCCGAGAATGACAAGATCGCTAAACATCCGTGGGACGCGTACGCAAACAACCGGGTGACCCGCTTGCCGCGTGCCGAATCGACATGCTTTCGTCCGGACATGCCGTTTCAATCGTACCTTGACATCCAGGGCTTGAGCTTCGTCAACGCGTACAAACCGCCTGTCGTGGCGCGCAAACCAGGCGATCCAACCCCGTTTATTACCCACATCCGCAAATTGCTGCCACATGGCGATGACGCATTGATTTTCATTTCCTACATGTGCGCAGTGGTCCAGTATCCGGGATATAAATTCCGTTGGGCGCCGTTCCTGCAGGGCGTGGAAGGTAACGGCAAGGGCTTGATACTTGAAGCGTTGATCCGCGCGTTGGGCGACAAATATGTGTTCATGATCGGCCCGGACATGATCGCCAACGGTTTCAATGCCTGGGCAGAAAACAACGTCCTGTATGTGGCGGATGACATTTTCCGCACCGACAACCGGGAAACAATGATGGATGGCCTGCGCCGGTACATTACCGAACAACGGCACCCGGTGACCTATAAGGGGATCGACGCCACGAACAAGCGCATTTGCGGCAATTGGGTGTTTTTCGATAACCACGCTGAGCTGATGCGTATTACTGATAAGACACGGCGTATTTGCGCGTTGTATTGTGAGCAACAGCACGTATACCAACTCGAATCGTCCGGATTGAACGAATCATATTTCAATTATTTTTTCATTCCCTGGTTGAACAATGGCGGATATGAGATCGTGGCAGATTATCTGCATACTGCGCCAATCGACCCCCGTTACAACCCGGCCGGCGCATGCCAGCGCGCACCAAAGACAACCAGCACCGCGCTCGCCATCGCCGACGGCCGCACCGTGTTTGACGCAGATCTGGTCGAGTGGATCGAGACGGGCGAACCCGGGTTTTGTGGTGGGTATATCAGCGTTACGATGCTTAAGCGGCGCATGGACAAGCCGCCATCATCGGTTCGCTTGCGGCAAATGCTGGGCGCCCTCGGATACGTTGCGGCGGGACGTGTGTCGCGTAAGGTACACCCGGACGAGGCGCAATCGATTATTTACGCCAAAATCGGGATGGTTGTTGTGGACCTGGCCGCCGAATACGAAGCGGCGCAATTACGGGGAAATTTCCATGCATAAGAGTGCCATTTACGAATATCAACGGTGGGTTCGCCTGTTTCTTGATCAGGCGAACGATTTGCCCGTCTTAGGGTCGGCGCCTTGTGACAACATCGATTCGATCGCGGCATCCAAATCAGAAACCCAGTCCGGCGAGCCGTGCAAGTAGGCTTGTTGTAATTGGAAAAACCTCTCGTGTAACTCGAACGGTATGCTTATTGCGAACAAGCAAGGATTTCCTGCAGCCTTGTGTTTCGCGTAATACCGTATCGAATCGTTCTGTGCGCGCTTTTTCGCGGCGTACTCTTTCATACATTCCACACAATTTCCCGTAGAGACGTATCGAACGCCTGTGTGTCCGCGGCGGCATGGTGCGCCTGTCGAGTACGTCTTTCCCCCTAGTTCCAATGCCGAAATTCTAGGATCCGCGCTCATAATTAAATTCCCCATAAATGTAGTCGGAACGTAGCATTATAACTAGCAAACACCAATTTCGCAACCCCCTATAATTCATTTCAGACTATATTTATACTATATATTCTAACGCGAGAGAATCTTATTATAAATAAAATACGTATAACATAATCATAGTCTGAAATGAATTATAGGGGGGTCGAAAATCACCGTTTGCTAGCTATCGTGCTATGGTTTTACCGTACCGTAACGCTGTGATACGATGTGGCCATTATGACGCCCGACCAAATCGCCTTATTCGACCGATTAACGCCACTTCAAAAAGAGGTTGCGACGAATGTGCTGTCTGGAATGAAACCGATTGATGCGTACCGGGCGTCGAGCGGGAAAGCCAAGGACGACAACTCGCGAAGTGCGGCGGTGAATCAAATCTTGGGCAATCTTAATGTGGTCGCTTTTATGAAATCGGTACAAATCCCCGCCGTGGATAGCGGGATAATGACGCGTGACGAGGCGTTACGGCGTCTCTCTGCGCTGGCCCGTACGCAATTGTCGGAACTGGTAATTTTTACCGAAGCCGAAATTCAACGCCCGAACGGCGGGACGGAAATTCAAACGTTGTGGTCAATAATCCCAAGCGCATTGCAAGATCCCGAAAAGCTAGCCGCTATCGCCGAATTGACCGCAACGAAGGATGGCCCGAAGATCAAACTACACTCGCCGCTTGCCGCGATAAAACAAATTGCCGAAATGCAAGGGTGGCTATCGCCCGAAGCAAGCAATCCTCAATCCGACAATATCCTGGTGATTAAAGGCGGTTTGCCCGATGCCTGAAATCACGCTTCCCACGCTGCACGCCGGCCAGGTAACCCTATGGCAAGACCGCGCACGATTCAATGCCGTGTGTTGCGGCCGGCGATGGGGCAAGACTAAAGACCTGATAACGAAAGCGGGAAATGCTTGTGCACGCGGCGAAAAGGTCGGAGTGTTCACGCCGGAGTATAAGCAATGGTCGGAAATCTTTGACGAACTGAAAGCCATTTTGCAACCGATTCGGACAACGGTTAATAAATCAGATGGAGTGTTGCGAACCGGGTTTAAAAACTTGCGCGGCTTTGTTGATTTTTGGTCTGTCAACGATAACGAGTTGGCCGGCCGGGGGCGCGAGTATGACTTGATCCTCGGCGACGAAATGGCGTTTACCAAGAATAAGCAAATGCTTTGGACTTGGAAAAAAGCGATTCGCCCGACCTTACTTACCACGCGCGGCGACGTTTGGATGTACAGCACGCCAAACGGGAACGATCCGGAGAATTTTTTCTACGCGATCAACCATGATGAAAAATTAGGCTTTAAACAACACCATGCGCCAACCAATACCAATCCTTACGTGCCGCTTGAAGAGTTCGAGCTTGAGCGGTTGAATAACCATCCGCTTGTATTTGAGCAAGAATTCCTCGCAAAGTTTGTCGATTGGTCCGGCGTCGCGTTTTTCTCTCTCGACAAGCTCACAGTACTCTCTCTCACAAATGAGACAGGTCGTACAGGCGTACCGTGGCCGATGCGCTGCGATGCGATATTTGCAGTGATTGATTCGGCGTTGAAAGATGGCAGCGAGAATGATGGGACGGCGGTAAAATGGTTCGCCATAACGAAGGGCTGGGGCGTACCGCTTGTGGTGCTCGATTGGGAAATCCTGCAGATCAAGGCCGATATGCTCAACACGTGGCTACCGAGTGTCGCCCAGCGCGGCGAACAACTGGCCAAGATATGCGAATGTCGGGGCGGGTTTATCGGCGGGTTTATCGAGGACAAGGGCAGCGGTATTGCCTTGAATCAATATGCGCAGCGGGTCGGCCTGCCGTTCCAGCCGATCCAGGGCGACATCACGTCGATCGGAAAAGATGGCAGGGCGATCATGGCGTCCGGCGCGGTCCATCGTGAAGAAGTCAAGTATTCCGCGCATGCGTATGATAAAGTGCTGGAATTCAAGGGCCAGACGCGAAACCATTCGATTAGTCAGGTATGCGGCTACCGGATCGGCGATAAAGACGCAGCGAAACGCGCCGATGACCTTGCGGACTGTTTCACTTATGGCATCATTCTCGGCCTCAACGGGGCAGACGGGTTTTAGGCCCCTTTATTGCCGATCCATTGACCCTGGATTGTCCAGTAACCCGGAATGATTAGGCCGTGAGCGGAGCGCACGAGCCGGGCATTTGTCAAATGCACTTCAGCGTTGACGTATTCTTCGGAGAACTCGGCGAGGATTTGAGCGCAGCGGTCAGCGATCTTGGAGTCGTGCAATTTGCCGAGGTTGACCGTTTTGACGCGGGAGTCGGTCAAAGTGATTTGGAGTTGCTTTTCTGAGGGCTTGGTTGCTTTCATGATCTGCTCCGTTTCGTTGATCGATGAACCCACTTTAGTTGAATAATTCAACCATGTCAAGCAGTATTTTACGTTGTAGAATGCGATAACATCCCAACCGAACGCATATCATGAGCAATTCAGGCTTTCCAAACGCACAAAACAATCCGGGCGCGGCCACGCCGGTCTATGAGACGGGGTATGCCGCCAAGAACATCACGACCAGTACGAACACGCTCGTCAAGACCGGTGTCGGTACGTTTGGGCGCGTAACGGTCAATACCGCGCAGGCCGGCGCAACCGTAACGGTGTACGACGGGATCGATAATACCGGCGTGAAACTGGCCACAATCAGCGCGGCGGCGCAGGTTTCCCTCGCGTACGGCATCGCCCTAGCGACGGGCTTATACGTCGTGACGGCGGGCGGGTCGCCGGCGGACATCACTATCGCTTACGCGTGATATGAGCGAAATCTTCGTTCAAGGCTCGGCGCTGGGCAACCAGCTGCAGCAGTTCCTCATGTCCGATTATGTCGAGGCGGGAACCGAGCCGAGCTATCAGCTGTGCAAGATCATTTACGAATGGCACCCGCTTGGTCTCAAAATGGCGCAAAAGCCACTGCGTATCGCCATGAGCCAGGCGCGCGAGATCGTCATCAAGAACGCACCAGGCGATGCGGTCAAAGAGGCGTTCCTGACCGAATGGACGGCCCTGGGCGCAGATGATCACATCTTGAATGTCGGCACACTGGCGCGCATCTACGGTATCGCCTCGTGCGCATATGGTGCGCCGGAAATCCCGACGAACGAGGATATCCCGCTGGCGAAGCTTCCCGGCTTACGGCTCTATTTCAATGATCTGGACCCGCTCAACACGTCCGGCTCGCTGGTCCTGAATCAAGATCCGAACTCGCCCGACTTCCAGAAACACGCCGCGATCACGGTAGCCGGCCAGCCATACGCCCGGTCGCGCTCGGTCACGATCATGAACGAGAAGCCGATCTACATCAGCTATACGTCGTCGGCGTTCGGGTTCTCCGGGCGGTCGGTCTACCAGCGTGCGCTATTCCCGCTCAAGTCATTCGTCCAGACGATGATCACGGATGACATGGTGACGAAAAAAGCCGGCGTCATTGTGGCTAAGATCAAACAGGTCGGCTCGATCGTCAATAACCTGATGGCCGGCGCGCTGGGCATCAAGCGCGACATCATTCAGGAATCGGCGACGAACAACGTTATCAACATCGGCCCGGACGATTCGGTTGAAACGCTGGACATGCAGAACGCCGAAAAAGCGAACTACGCGCGCAAGAACATCCTTGAGAATATCGCGGCGGCCGACGATATGCCGGCGCGTATGCTGACCGAGGAAACGCTCGCGGAAGGGTTTGGCGAAGGGTCGGAGGATGCGAAGAAAGAGGCGCAGTACATCGACCGCATGCGCAAATGGCTCGCGCCGCTCTATTCGTTCTTTGAACCAATCGTGATGTACCGGGCGTGGAATCCGGAATTTTACAAGACGATGCAGGCGTTACACCCGGACATTTACGGCGGGGTAGAGTATTCCGTCGCCTTCACGTCCTGGGTCAATTCGTTTAAGGCGGAATGGCCGAACTTGCTCAAGGAGCCGGATAGTGAACTCGCGAAGGCCGAGAAGGTCAAGCTTGAGGGCATCGTCCAGTTGTTGCAAACGTTGCTCCCGTTGCTGGATCCGGAGAACAAGGCCCGGATGATTCAATGGGCGTGTGACAATTGCAACGATATGAAATTGTTGTTTGGGGCGGCGCTGGAATTCGATATGGACGCGCTGATGGCGTACGTGCCGCCGGAGTCAGAGAAGCCCGATAATGGATCGCCTGAAAAAGATTGAACACGCGCGGCAAACGCAACCTCTCGCCGAATTGCGGCGTAAATGGGAAAAGTCGCGCGGACGGCATTCTAACGCCCGTTGGTCGCAAGAGGCAGTCGATCTCGTGTATGCGGAGGGCCGAGAATTGATGAAAAATATTCGGCAAGAGTGATGAGTAATTTTTATACTCTCATCAACGAAGCAATCGCCGACATCGAAGCGCACGGCTACGACAGCCAATCGCGCATTGACCGCTGGATGGAGCGGATCGAGCAAGCGGCGCGCGCGGCCATGTTGCCCGAATCGTCCGTTCGTAACGCCCTAGCGAATTCACTCACCGGCATATGGCGCCGCCAGGTTGAGCGCGGCATTGTGCTCAAGAACCACCCGGGCATCAGTCGTTTCAGCCTGGAGCACATCAAGCCGATGCTGCGCGCGGACCTTGACCGCCGCATCATGGCTTCGGCCCAGTTGATCAAATTGAACCGGCAGCAGAGCATCGCCAAGACGCTGCAACGGTTCAGCGGGTGGGCCACGTCGATACCGGCGGGCGGGTCGAAAGCGGTCGACAAGCCTGAGGTACGGGACGATCTCAAGAAAGCGTTGCGTTCCCTGCCGTATGAGGAACGGCGGGTCGCGATCGATCAGGGGCACAAGCTCGTGGCCACGATCAACGATATTCTGGCCGTCGAAGGCGGCGCGATCGCAGCGGAATGGCATAGTAATTACCGACAGCCGGGGTATGACGCGCGGCCCGACCACAAGGAACGGGACGGCGGTGTGTACCTGATTCGCGGAAACTGGGCGAGCGCGCAAAGTCTCGTCAAGCCCGGACCGGCCGGATGGTCGGACGTGATTACACAGCCGGCAGAGGAACCGTTTTGTCGGTGCCAGTTCGATTATATCTACTCATTGCGCCGGTTGCCCGAGGGCATGCTCACGGCGAAGGGTCGGGCGGCGTTGGTGCCGAAGCAGGCGGCTTAATCCGAGTAGATCGGGTTTTCTCGTTCGACGTCGTCAGCTTCGACCAGCAAGCATGAAGCGGGGTCGGATTGTTTCGAAATGAATACGCGGCAAGGGGCGTGAAGCATCGGCCATCCGGTAATGCGGCGGTATTTGCCTGATTTGCGCATTCGAACGTATACGTGGTATAGACGCGTGTTCTCGTTCACAATTCATTCTCCAAATACCGTCCCACAAATTCCGTCTGAACCGCACGCGGTGCTTGGTGTACCGTCGTCACGGTATCGTCCAATATCGCGAACAGCTCGTCTGACAGGGCTTGATGGCCTTGCGCCTGCAGCACGCCCGACAGCCGTGCAATGAACGACCGGGCGCGCGCGTTGGCGTCTCCGTCCGTGCGGGTCGTCTGCTTCACAAGGTCGGCGATGATTCTGGTATAACGCGGCATGGCAGTTCCCCAGTCGGCAAAGTTTCGGAAAGTTTCCCATCGAGAAACACTTTTGTATTGCGCAAGCCCATCAGGTAGAAGGGCTTGCCGGGATTGAGCTTTGACAGCGCGATCAGGTGGCGTTCCTGACGGTGCGCCTTGCCGGCTATCCGGGGCATCATGGCGAAGTGGGTCATTTCATCGCCTCAATCATCCGGTCCAGCGTTGCGAGTTGGCGTTCCATCCGCTCGATTCGGCGCGCAACGCTCAGGCGCTCCATCTCGACTTCGCGGATATCGCCCGTTGCGGTCAACAGCGTCACGTCCTCAAACAGCAGGAAAACGGTGTCCGGGCCGCGCCGTTGAACCGTAATGGCGGCCTTGTCCTCGGCGTGGCGCATGATGGTGTTGGCAGAGATCATTGTCCGACTATCGTATCGTGGAATGGGGTAGCGCGCATGTCGGGTGCAGCCACGATCGGCAGATTGCCGGGCAGCGTCCAGTACGGTTCCGCCTGACAGACTTTGCCGCACAGCACATTGAACCCGAGCTCGATCCGGTCGGACAGCTCGACCGTGCGGGCGATTCGGGCGTCCGCTTCGGCATCTTCGGCAGCGTTCCGCGCTTCCAGGCGGGCGATAGCGGCCCGGTATTTCGAGTCGTCCGGCTCGGCGGGTTTCGGGGCGCTGGCGCAAGCGGCCAGGGTGAGGACGAGTAACAGCGGTGCGTATTTCATGGTTGGATCTCCTGCCCCAGTGGCCCGAGGCGCGGCGTTGAATTAGGCGCGTTCCAGATAAACAGCGGCGCGCTTATCGCCGTTCGCATAATCGTATTCGTAAAACTGAACGAGGTTAGCGAAAACCGGCGAAACGGCTTTAAACTCGCCCGTCTTTTGCCAATGGTCGGTATCGAAAAGGAAACATCAGATTTCGCCAGTCGTTACGTCTTTGCACTGAACAGTGTAGTTAGTCAAGCAAGCCATTTTCGTGATCTCGTTGTGTTAGTAGGAGTCATCACTTTAGTTGAATAATTCAACCAAGTCAAGCGATACTCACCTCTAAATGCCGCTCGGCCCGTTCTCGCGTCCCAAATAGGTCGTGCGAATGCAGCGGGTTGGCTTTCTCGACCAATTTCCACAGGGTCAGGCGCGGAGCAAGCGAACGTTATGCCGTGCGGCGATTTCGACGCTTTTCGCATCCGAGGCCAAATATTCGGCATGTACCAACTTTTTAAATTCAAGGCCGACCAAGCCCGTACGACGTGCGGCGGTGAGGGCAACTTCATACGCGAGGTATTCAGGTGATTTTCTGAACTCGGACAGGGCCGCGTCCATTCGGGTTTCGTATGCTCGGTCGATTGCCTTTTTAACGGCCGGAGCGGTCATGCCGGTATGGCGAGTGGCGCATACGCTACCGTAATGAAAGATTTCGCCTTCAACTTCAACCGTAACGGTATGTTTCAATCCAGTTTTGCCGCAGCAGTCGCAGGCGTTAACAGAATCGTCAGTACCGAGGATTTTAAACATTTTCATTTACTCCGTTGCGTTGTCGATGTCCGTACTTTAGTTGAATAATTCAACCAAGTCAAGCGTTATTTCGCGTGGTATGATTCCGACACTATGCCGACAACATCCGAAGCCCAACACCGCGCCATGGAAGCCGCAGTACACGGCAAATCGACGCTTGGCATCCCGGAAAAGGTCGGCAAGGAATTCGTAGCGGCCGATAGTGAACAAAATTCCCCGGATGGCGCAGGCATCGCGCTATTGTCCGCCGGGCGCGTGCTCCTGCTGAAGCGTGGCAACGGCGGCGATTACCCCGGCCATTGGTGCTTCCCCGGCGGTCACGTCCACATCGACGAGCCGTTCGAAGATGCCGCACGCCGCGAAACGCTCGAAGAAACCGGGTTCGCCGTCATTGGCGCAATTCGCCAGATCGCCACATCGAGCGCGGGCGAGACGATTTTCACGACTTACGCCCGCAACGTGTCGCCATTCGAGCCGATTCTATCCGACGAGCATACTGAGGCGAAATGGGCCAAGCCTGACGAGTTGCCCGAACCGATGCACCCCGGCGCGCTCCTGACGCTGCAATCGGGTGCCCTCGACCGGATCGACCCGGCCAAGCTGAACGAACTGGAAATTGCCCGACTGATGGCGGCCGGCGAGCTGGACAGCCCACAGCGAGTATTCAACATGTCGCTGTTCGCGATCCGGATCACCGGAACCGGCACGGCGTACCGTTCGCGTGATAAGCAATTCACGTTTCGGCCGCCCGAACACTACCTCAATGACGAGTTCTTGGCGCGCTGTAACGGCCTGCCGGTAATTTACGAGCATCCGGAGAAAGCTACATTGGATAGCGAGGAATACGCAGATCGGTCGATCGGCTCGATCCTGTTGCCGTATATCCAGGGCGATGAAGTATGGGGCATCGCTAAAGTATTCGATGACAATGCAGTCGAGGAAATGAGCGACCCGGATAAAAAAATGTCCACGTCGCCTACTGTTTGGTTTCGCAATTTGGAAGATAACGTTATAATTGAACTTGACAACGGTAAGCCGATACTGATAGAAGGTATTCCTAGCATCCTCGACCATGTGGCTATTTGCCCGTATGGCGTGTGGGATAAAGGCGGCGAGCCTACCGGCGTATTGAACAATTCACTTGGAGTAGCGGACATGGCAATGACCGAAGACGAAATGAAATCGAAGATGGACGCTTTCGAGGCGAAAGCTAAGGCCGATGCTGCCGAGTACGAAAAAAAGATTGCCGACATGCAAGCCAAGATGGATGCGATGATGCCGCCCGTCGCCGCGGCTGCAGATTCGGAAGAGGAAAAGAAGGCTAAGGCGGACGCTGAAGCAAAAGCGAAAGCTGACGCGGAAGAGGCCGAAGCCAAAAAGAAGGCGGACGCCGAGGAAGAGGAAAAGAAGGCCAAGGCCGACGCAGCCGTCCGCGCCTTGACTCAAGAAGTCGCTACCATGCGCGCCAGTTTGAACCTGACCGACGCTGACCGCGCCAAGATCGCCGACGCTCAAATGAAGGGCGATTCATTGGCCCGCGCATTCGGCGATAGTGCCCCGGCTCCTACGCTTGGCGAATCCTGCCTCGCGTATCGTCGTCGCCTAGTTGGTAAGTTCAAGGAACATTCTCCCGCCTGGAAGTCGGTCGACATGGCCGCGATCAGCGATGCCGCGCTCGATGTGGTGGAACAGCAGGTATTCGCCGATGCGCAAGCCGCGTCCCGCAACCCCGCGACCGTTACGGGCGGCCTGCGTGAAATCAAACGCACCGGACCGGGCGGCCATCAAATCAGCGATTTCGTCGGCTCGATCAGCGAATTTACCCGGATGCACAAGCCGCCAGTTCGCGGGTTTGGTGCGATCCGTAAGGGCGTTGTACAGAACTAGGCTGCCCCCTCAACAGCCCGTATTGGGTGGGGCAGTAGTCGCGGGGTCCCTGGCGCGCATCCAGGGAAAACCGAATTCATAACCTAACGCCGTGATGGCGCTGGAGAACGCAAGATGGCCACACCAAATATCGCAATCAACCCGATGCAGACGACCAACGCGGCCGGCCTGTTCGGTATCCAGTCCGACGGCTTTACGCAGGGTGTCGCGCATGACGATCCGGCGGTACGGTTCCAGCTCGCGGGCGGTTATCTCGCCACGACGGAAACCCTGCCGATGTGGGGCGGTGTGGCGATCAGCGAAACGCTCCCGCTCGTTACGTCCAATGGCAACCTCGGCAACTCGATCACCCGTGCCGCGAACAACGCCGGTATCACGGGTTTCTCGGTGTTCAATCAGTCGCACAATGCGATTAATACGCCGCAAAGCCCTGTCCCGCTCTTGTCGGGCAATATGACAGTGAACTTCTACCGCCTGGGTAGCCTGGCGCGTATCCCCCTCGCCGCTGATCCGTCGCTCGTCGCCTCATTGGCGTCGGGCCTGATCAATCAACAGGTAAGTTGGGATTTCAACAACCAACGTCTGCAACCGTACGATGCGGCGACTTCGACTTATGCGGTTACGTCGATGACGTCCACTTACGCGAACGGCGTGTATACCATCGTCGTCGTGATGGCCGTGGCCTCGTTGGTCGGCGCCGTTGGCGACACGATCAATATCAGCGGTGTGACCGGTACCGGTGCGGCGCTGGTCAATGGCGATCAGACTGTAACGGCTTTCACCGACAATCAGCATTTCACGTTCCAAGTTACCGCGGGCGTTGGCGCGATCGCCACGGGTGCACTGAGTGGTACGATCGTGTTGAATGCCGGCACTGGCGCGCTCGCTTGCAAGATTCTGCAACTGGGCCAAGCCAACAGCCGTATCGTCAGCTACAATAGCGTGACGCAGCAAGCGACCTGGGTCAATAACGGGTCGTGCATCTTGGTACAGATTTAACGCGCATCGTCGCGAGACGCCCGCACTTGTTTTAACTTAACGCCGTGATGGCGCTGGAGATCGAAAAATGGCCGCATTGACCCCAAGTTTCGTGCGCGTATCGCCGTCGTACGTGATGCCGGAATGGATTTTGCAGTATCAACAAGCTTCCGGCGCGTTCGAGTTGCTTGCGGGCGGCGACCCTATGGTCCGCTTGAGCGAAGGCGATTTGTACGTCTACGCGAAAACTCTGTACCTGAAGACCAAGGTTGCGACGGGTCAAGCGGCGTTCAATATGCTGCCGTCCGTTTCGATGGAAGCTGCGCAGATCAGCACGCCAACGTATCTCATGCGCGCCCGCGCCGAGTACGACCACCACGACACGGCCGCCGCCGGTAACTGGGGTTTGCCGATCGATGAAGCGTTCCGCCTCGGCATGCGCCAAGGCATCTTTCAGGGCTTGCGCGACTTCGAGCTGTACGGCGTCAATCCGCAACTAGGCGAAGGCTTGGTCAATTCGGCCGGCGCCACGAGCGTATCGCTCCCGCCCGACTCGAATGGCAATACCACGCTGGTCACATACGACAACGGCCAGCTTGCGATCTACATGCTCGGTATCGTGCAACAGCTCAAGACCCGTACGAATCAATTCGGCATGGCCTCCCGCGTGGTCATCACCGCGCCTCAACGCGTTCTCGGTACGATGGATTACCAGAACGTTGTGCAGTTGACCCAATACCAGCGTGAGGGCGCCGGTTCCTCGACCACGCTCAAGATGTTGCAAGACGTTGTCGAGCGCAATGGCGATACGATCGAATGGACCTATGACGATACGTTGATCGGCAAAGGCGCCGGCGGTAACGACCTCGTTATCGTCACCGTTCCGGAAATCAAAAAGCCTGTCGGCGGCCAGATCAATACCAACGAATTCGCCGGTCTCGCGCCAGGTTTGAACGCCTGCAACGTGCAATTGTGCGACATGGCTGCACCGCGGGAGATTCGCACGCCGCTACCTGGCGGCGCAATCGATATCGTTGCAGAATTGCGCGCTACACCGGGTTGGACCTTGCGCCCGGAAGCGTTGACGCTCCTCAGTATCCAATACCAGTAAGCCGGTCTCCCCCAGCGGTTTTATGGTATCTTAGGGGGCCGGCGAAAGTCGGCCCTTTTCGCTTAATTTCACTGGGGGCACCATGGCAAAACTGTACGTAATGAACTGTAAGACGCAGGACGAAGTATTCTCATACCGCGTCCCCGAGACCGGCCAACTGATCAATCAAACGATCCCGCGCGGTGGCCAGGTCCAAATTTATCGAGACGAAACTGAAACCGTGTTGCGGGCGATCGCCGAGCAGCATCGGGCATATGGTATGGTCGAGTCTCACGAGGTCGACCGCACCAAGCCGTTTATCAATCTGGCATATCAGTTTGATAAACCGTTTACGCCTGACCAGATCATGTACGGCCTGCAGCACAATACCGACGTGCTCGAAGACCGCGGTATCGAGCAGCGTACCGCCGCCGCCGTGGCGATCAGCGACATTCTCGATAAAGCCGCGACCACCAACGGTACCGTACGTTCGATGGAATTGCAGATCGAGGACCAGACGCGCAATGGCGATCCGACGATCAACGAGCGTATCGTCGTGGACAAAAACCCGAACCTGCAAGGGTCAGACCGCAAAGGTAAGAACAAGCGTAAAGGGGCGTAATTATGCCAACGTTGACCGGCTTCATCGCGTGGATTCGGGCGGTAATGGGCATTCCAGCCCAATACTTGCCGGATTCCGCGCCGGTCATCACAACGGCGTACAACGTCGCGGTATCAATCGCCAATCTGCAAATGGCGAGTATCGACATGAGTATCTACGCGCTCATGGTGTACAACCTGGGCGGCGACAATCTGGTGAATTACGCGCCGGATATCTCGGCCTCGATCACCGACATTACCTGGACGAGCGGGACGGCGACGGCCACGACTGCGGCGCCGCATGGATTTGTCACGGGCGACGTCGTCCTGATCGCCGGAAATGCGCCGTTGGCCTACAACAGCCAGCCCGGCCCGGCGCAAACCACGCTCGGCACCCCGATTGTGGTCACGGGTGCGTCGGCGTTCACCTACGTCGTGTCAGCGAATCCCGGCGCGTTTGCGCAAGGCGGGACGGCATCCGAAACATTTTTCGTTGGGCTACGTACCAAGTTCAACACGGGCGGGTTCATGGCCGGCGTGATTTCGGCGAGCAATGACGAATCGACTGGGCAATCGATCTTGAATCCCGAATTCATGAAAACGCTGACGCTGGGGAATTTGCAGAACCTGAAGACCCCTTGGGGCCGGCAGTATTTGGCGTTTGCGCAAGACTTTGGCGAGATGTGGGGGATTTCATGATCCTGCATCTCGGCGTAATCGACGTCCCTTATGCAACCGAGGGAACGAGCACGGGCGACGTGGCGGAAATCCTCGAAAAGCAGTATTCCGTCATGGGGAACTTTGCTGCCTTGCACGCTGACGAAATTCAGGAACTGGTCGAAATCGCATTTGCCGAAGCCATTGAAAATGTTCTTGCGGGCCAGCCGGCGCGCTTGGCCAAGCCGATGAACCAGGCCGCGAGCGACATCAAAAAGATTTTCACGACATATCTCAACAACGAAGAAATCGCTGAGACGGGTCAAGAGGGCGTGCCGACGGCCGCCGCGCTCGCTGGCAAGCGAACGAGCTTGAAGAAAATGAAGGAATTGAAAAAACCGCGCCGCCGCGTACGTACCCGCCGCCCGTCCTTTGTGGACACTGGCATGTACCGTAACTCGTTCAAAGCCTGGGCGGATTGATGATTTCTCCAGACATGGTGAATATGGCCTTCGAAATCGCGGGCGCGATTTTCAATACGATGAATGTCCTCGAACTCTTAAAGGACCGCCGGACTAAGGGAACCTTTTGGCCCGCCTGGATCGCGTACGGGGCCTGGGGCGTGTGGGATTTGATCTATGTCTATCCGGCGCTCGGCATGTGGTGCGCGGAAAGTGCCGCTTTCGTGCGGGTCGGGGCGGGCCTCGTTTGGTTGGGGTATGCTGCGTACTTTAACCGTCGGCAAGAGGCTACCGCATGACAACCGCCGCCGAAGCGGTCGGTGCCGCATCGCCCCTCAATGCCGCGCTCGTGGCCGGCGTCGAGAACATTTCCCAATCGCAAACGGTCGAGTTTCTGGAATACTCGCGCCAGGTGTTACCGTTGGATGGCTATATTTTCTGGCTGAAGACGGGCCGATCGTTCAAGGCGGCCGGATCGTTCCACATGGCCACAACGCTTGAACAGCGCGAATCCGAAACGCTCGGCGTGAATCACGTCGTGTTCACCGCGCAGGAAGCGATTCAAGATTTGAACGCGATCAAGCCGAATTCGATGTATATCGGATCTGCCGACGGCATGCGCTACGCATTTTCGCGGACGAAGAATTTTTACGTCCAGGCCGGGCTATACCACTACATGGGCGATGCAGTGAACCCAATTTTCGATCCGCAGATCGTGGACGACCCGGCGACCCTGGACCTGACGAATGTCATCGTATCGAACAGCTTGCCGGTCTGGTTGATGCTGGGCAGCACGACGACTTTCGGCCTGACGCCGCCGACGTTCCCGATTTACCCTTCGTTCCTCGTGCCACAGAACGTCGCGCCGCCATACGCCTCGGTACACATCGGGGAAGACGATACCGAGGCGCTGCAATCGGCGCCGGGATTCGATTTCGAGGGAACGCACACGCAATTGTGCCGCGACCGGGTACGCATCACGTTCTACGGGCTGCGGAATAATGAAGCCCTTGATTTTCAGGATTACGTGTTCCAATATTCCCTAAACACTGATATTATCGGTTTTATGAGCATGCCCGTAATCCGGGATGCGAAGCGGACGCAAACAGAGATCGGCGTTATCGCACAAAAGAAAGAATTTTCGTGCGAGGTCAGCTACTACCAGCAACGGCTGGAAACTGAGACCCGGCAACTGATTGAGTCTGTGCTCGTGACGTACTTGCCTCAACCTCTGTAACCCTTAACGCCGCGAGGCGCTGGAGTGAAACATGCCACAGAACCCCTTGCAGGCGACCGTCGCCGTCAACACCTCGGGCCAGCAAGCCCCCCTCCAGATTACGACCCTTGGTGAGGCGAAAGTCGTCAGTGCGCCAGCTTTGAGCGTGCTCGCTTTGACCGCCGCGCAAGTCGTGAAAACCGGCGCCGGCCGAGTTGGCACGGCGAATGTGGTCGTAGCGGGTAGCGCAGCCGGCGGCCTGTACGATTGCCTGACCACAGCGCAGATCAACGTCACCAACCAGATTTGCGTGTTGCCGACTTTGTCGACCAACGCAATCGGCGTGCTCAAGCTGGAAATGCCTTTCCAGACAGGCTTGGTGGCCCAGCCCGGTACCGGCCAAACAATCTCGCTCAGCTACGAATAAGGCTTCGCCATGTCGATCGTAACCGTAAATGTTACACAGAACGTCGGGAGCGCGCCAAGCCAGCTGCAACGCACGGGTGCGCTGATATCGACCGGCGGGACGACTCTCGCCGCGAACGCCAGTTCGTTGCTCACTCAAGCATCGGATCTTACGCCGTTATTGGCGGGTGCCGTCTCGATTACGGCGGGGTCGACAACCTGGTCGGGCGGTACGGTAACGATGACGACGGCCACGCCGCACGGTTTCACGACCGGCGATAGCGTAACAGTCGCGGGTTTTGTCGGCGCCGGCTATGTAGGCTATAACGGCACATACGTAATTACCGTGACGGGCGCGAGCACTTTCACGTACGCGCAAGCGTCGACTCTCACCACACCGGCCAGCGGCACCGCCGTGGTCACGGATGCGGATGTTGCGCAATTGGTCGCGATGGCAACCACGTTTTTCGCGCAGGGTTCGAATGTTGCCGTGTACGTGCTCGAACTGGGCCATGGAACGATTACGGCCGCAGTCGCAGCCCTTGCGGCTTACTTGACGGCGAACCCGCTCAAGTATTACCGGTACCTGGTACCGCGCGGGTTTGACGCGGACTCGACTTTCGTTACCCTGGTCGGCTTGTACAACTCGACAAGCGCGAAAGTGTATTTCCATGTCACGGCCACATTATCGAGTTATTCAAGTTTCACCGTCGCGAACGGCAAATCTGTCTTGATGACGATTGAAGCGGCGGGTATTCCGGCGACGGAGTTCACTTCGGCCGCGTTGATGTGGGTCGCGCTGAACTACAACCCGTCCAGCACGAACCAGGTCACGCCTTACTGCTTCTCGTTCCTGGCGAATGGGTCGTGCACACCGTACCCCGTTACGCCGACGCAAGCAACGACGTTCAAGACGGCAAATTTGAACTACGTCACGACCGGCGCCGAGGGCGGGATCAGCAATTTGATTCTGGTCAACGGCACGCAAGCCGACGGCAACCCCTTGAACTACTGGTACTCGGTCGACTGGTTCCAGATCAACGGCGCGCAAACGCTGGCCGCCGCTGTCATCAACGGCAGCAACAATCCGTTGGCCCCGCTATATTACGACCAGCCGGGCATCAATTCGCTTGAAACGAAAATGAACGGTGTGGCCGCTTCTGGCGTGTCGTACGGTTTGGCCGTTGGCCCCGTGACCAGTTACCAACTTACCGCAGCGCAATTTACCGCGCTGCTCGGCAGCGGTAATGCGCCGCTGGGCGTGCTGATCAATGCCGTCCCATTCGTCTCGTATGTGGCGCTGAATCCGAATGATTACCCGATCGGGAAGTATACCGGAATCTCGATTTCGTACACCCCGGCGCGCGGCTTTCAATCGATCACGTTCAATATCTCAGTATCGAACTTCATCCCGTAAGGACACTAGGCCATGGCATCCAATCCGATGATCCCGCAAGGGACACTAAACCGGCTTCGTGCAAGCGTGAACTACGCCGGCAATGGGCCGGCCGGCGACGTATCGGCCTTGAACGTTACAGCGTCGTACCTCGGCAAAGCGGGTATCAAAACCAGTTTGGAGGGCGTGGCCACGGATATTCTACCGACGATGGTCGGGACGGTAACCAGCCCAGCGCCGTATATGATGGCGTCCTGCGTGGTCAATATCTTGAAGACGCAGAACCTGGCCGCCGTGTATAAGGCACAAATGGAGAACAATTCGGTGATCGGTGATTTTACCGTGATCTCCGACGCTTCCACTTTGCCGAATTATACGATCCGCAACGCGGCGATCGAATCGGTTGAGCCGATGTCATTCAATGGTGAAGACGCCGGCTTTGCGATTACGCTCAAAGGCTACTATCAAGTTAACAATGCCTTGTGGAATATCTGATATAATAGCCCTGCTATAACCTGGGGGCTACTATGAAACTCGACAAAAATCTGAATATCGTTCAACCGATTGAAACTGATACGGGAACGGTCTATGTTCACTCCTCGCCCATTCGGCGCGAGACGTTCAAAGAATTCTTTCTGCCGTTGTCCAAGACGCTAAACGCGATCTATGCCGAAGGTTTGCGCACGATCACCGGCCCGCGCATTGCGGGCTTGATGCTTCGTGAAATCGGCGGCGAGGGGATCACGCCGTTGCTTAACGAAATTTACCGATTGACCAACGTATCGGCGCTGACGCCCGATGGATGGCAATCGGTCGGTTTGGCCGATGCTGTCGCGCAAAAATACCTGACGGAAGACGAGGTCGAGGAGGCCGAGGGATTCATTGTTTTTTTTACGTGCGTCTGGCACGTCCATCGCAAGGCCGAGATATCGACCATGCTGCAGCCGCTGCAGGCTGTTTGGGATGTGGAGACTACCTTATTGAGTGCTACGGAATATCGCGCCTCGTTGCCGACATCGACCGAGACCGAGACTTTAGTGCCTCTCCCTCCGTCCTCCATACCCATGTAGATTTTCTTGTCAACGAGGGATTCGCGGTTTTCTTTCAGTCGTTGTATGATGAATGGCCGTGGCGAACAGCACACGAGTTCCGACAGCGGCATTTGATCCGCGCGATTGAAAGGCTTGGATTGTGACTACCCGCTCAATCATCGATATTGAAGTACGCGACCAGGCGTTCAAGGATTTCGCGCAACTATTCGCCAAGTACCAGAAGCAAGTCGAGAACGTTCCGAAGGGGTGGGACAAGGTCGGCGCGGCCATCAAAGCCGCAAATACCCCTTTCGATAAAGTCGCGGCCGGCGTCAAGAGTACCGTTGATCTTCTCAAGAACGCACATACCGCACAAGAAAAATTCCGTCTATCCGCGCAGCTTACCGGCAAAGCGTTCGGCTCGATGGCCACGGGGGCGGGGAAGCTTGCCAAGAATATCAAAGCCGTAACTCTGGACCTGTTGAAATGGGGCACGCTCACGGGCGTGTTTTCCGGCTTGCTCGGGGCGGGTAGCCTATTCGGAATGGACCGCCTCGCCCGTGCGGCAAGTACATCGCGTCGGGAAGCGCAAGGCCTGGGTATCTCGCCGGGCGAGCACGAAGCGGCTAAGGTCAATTACCAGAAACTTGTTGACGTCGATTCAATGCTATCGAAAATCAACGAGGCCAAGCTCGATGTGACCAAGCGTTCCGCATTCTCGGCGGCCGGGTTGCAGCCCGATGAATGGGAAAATAAAAACGCGGCGGACATTCTTAAGACATTGATTCCGCAAATGAAAAAGCGATTCGACGAAGTCGGCGGGACGCAACAGGGTGCGCAAGCGGCGGGCCTGACACAATTTACCGACATGGATACGTTGTTGCGCTTGAAAGCCGTCACGCGCGAGGAAATCGACGCGACTGGGCAACGGTACGAAGCGGATAAAAAGTTACTGGCTGTGTCGGACGAAATACAGCGCAAGTGGCAAGACCTCGGCATTCAGCTACAGCGGTCCGGTTCGCAGATCGAAAATTCGTTCATTAAAGGGCTGGCCCCGCTCGCGCCACATATTGAGCGGTTGTCCGCAGCCGTGGCCAGCGCGGTTGATGTATTCCTTGCGAGCCCGAAAATAGGCGAATGGATCGAAGAAGTCGGCGCGGGGTTGGAAAAATTTGCCAAATACCTGACGTCGGACGATCTCGGCCACGACATAAAAGGGTTTCTTGACGCGGTCGACGTGTTCGCCGGCTCGTTGTGGGGCGTGGCCAAGACGATCGGCAAAGTGTTCAACTTCGGTAACGAGCAAGGGCTCCGCGCCAGTCAGTACCGCCAGCTCGAACAGATCGACAAAGTTGACCACAACCTCGCCAAGACATTGGAGCGGGTGCTAAAAAATCCCTCGGCGGCCAATAAATTCTCCGCAATGTCGTTGTCGACCCCCTCGGCCGACTTGGCGCAAGCAATGAAAGATGCGACGCCTGAAATGCGCGCGCTGGCGCAACAATTGCAGAATTCGACGAAACCGGGCGAAGCCGCAACGCATCAAGACGAAAAGGGAGGGTCGACGGATTTTGAAAAGGCGTTGCAGAATCTTCAACAACGTACGCCCGCGCTCGGCAACAAACCCGCGCCGACCCCGACCGCTGGTGACAAATTCAGCGCACTCGAGAAACAGTACAATTTACCGCGCGGTTTGCTCGCCAGCGTGGAAAAACAAGAATCCGGGGGCAACCCGAACGCTCGGAGCCCGGTCGGCGCGGAAGGGGCATTTCAGTTTATGCCGGCCGCATGGAAACGGTACGGTGCCGGCGGCGACATTCATAACGAAATGGATTCGGCCCAAGCCGCGGCAAAGTATTATCATGACCTGCTTGACAAGTTTCAGGGCGACCTACCGAAAGCACTTGCCGGGTACAACTGGGGCGAGGGCAACGTCGACCGCAAAGGGTTGAACGCGGCGCCCGAAGAAACGCGCAATTATGTCGCCTCAATCGTGGCCGACATGAACCGTCGAAACGCAGCGCCGCAAGCCGGATCGACCAGCGCGTCGTATGGCTCTACGCCCGCGCCAATGCCGCAACGTCAGCAAGCCCCTGCGCCGATTCAGGTCAACATCACGAAAGCGGCCGGTGCCGATGTCAATGTGCAGGTCAACGCGCTATCCGGTGTGCCAGGATAGCCTATGAGCGCCGGCCGCCTAGCTTTTCAACTCGGGTTCCAAGTTTCCCCGATCCTGTTCACCGGGGGGATCGCCGGGAACATACCAGGCAGTACTTTACCGATCCTGGCGCTGACGCAGGCGGCGAGTTTCGTATCGGGTTTGCTCCAAGGCAATGTGGACGTCAACCCCGACAATTATTTTGCCCAATTTGTGCCATTGCCCGGCGCTACGTTGTCGAGTAACCAGATCGGGATGTACCCATTCGCCAACCAGGCGACGGCGGCAAATGCGATCATTGCGCAACCGCTGAACGTCTCGCTCAAGATGATTTGTCCGTCGCGCAAGCCGGGCGACTTTATCGTTCGCCTGGCGACAATCACCGCCCTGAAAAAGGCGATCGATAATCACACGGCACAGGGCGGTACATTCACCGTTGCAACGCCATCGTATCTCTATACGAATTGCATTTTGACCAACTTGCGCGACATCACGCCCGCGGACAATCCGAGCAAGCAGGCACAGATTGAGTGGCAATGGGATTTCATCCAACCGTTGATTTCGCAAGCCGATGCGAATATGGCGAATAATTCACTGATGAGCAAACTATCCGGCGGTCTACCGATCAGCGGCACGCCGACCTGGTCGGGCCTCGGTTCCGCCATCGGCTCGACCGTATCGAACGCCGTATCGTCTGTGATACCATCGGCAAGTGGCCTTATCGGGTCATCGGCGGGCGGTAGCGCGATCAGTCAGGGCGTTGACTTTATTTCAGGTGGAGCGAACATAGCATGAAAAAGAATTTCGGATGGATCGTGACTTGGGCGTTGCTCACTTGGGTATTCACGTGGGGCGCGCTCGTGGCGCATGCCGGCAACTCAACAATCAACACGACCGTACCAGCGGCGAATTCCGCGCTACAGTCCGCGCCGATCCGGGCGAATTTCCTGGCCGCCGCGACCGACATCAACGGCCTGATCGGGATGAACAACAGTGCCACGGCGCCCGCCTCGCCCGTTCTCGGCCAGTTGTGGCTAAACACGACCGCCACGCCGTATGTGCTGAACGTGTGGGATGGCGCGGCTTGGGACGCCGTCGGCACACTCAACAGCTCGGCGCACCGGTGGCTTGTGCCGATCCCACAAGGCGGTACGGGCCTTACCTCGCCGGGTGCCGTGGGCAATGTGCTCACCTCGACGGGTACCGCATGGGCCAGCACAGCGCCGACGAATATCGGCACGGTGACGAGTGTCGGCCTGATCCTGCCGACGGCGTTGTTCAACACAACCGGTTCGCCGATCACGACGTCGGGCACGTTCGCTGCCTCGCTAAACAGCCAATCGACTGGCACGTTTTTTGCGGGTCCGGCAACCGGAGGTAGCGCGGTTCCGACGTTTCGGGGGATTGCCGTATCGGATGTGCCGACGCTGAACCAGAATACGACCGGCACGGCGGCGAACGTTACCGGCGTGGTGGGCGTGGCAAATGGCGGGACGGCCCTTACATCACCAGGGGCGAGCGGCAATGTGCTCACGTCGAATGGCACTGGCTGGGTCAGCTCGACGCCGACGGCCGGCAGCGTATCGAGCGTGGGGTTGTCGCTTCCACTGTCGCTTTTCAGCGTGTCGGGTTCTCCGGTCACGACGTCGGGAACATTGACCGGAACGTTGAATACCGAGCCGGCCAATTACGTGTGGGCCGGACCGACGACGGGGAGCGCGGCGCAACCTGCTTTCCGGGGCTTGGTGCTCGGCGATCTTCCCTCGATCGCTTGCGGCAATCTATCGAATGCCACGACGGCATGCTCGACGGCAATCGGGACGAGCGGGGCGGTACTACCCTTGATCAACGGTAACAACCAATGGGGCGGCTTTCAAATATTTGGCAACAACGTACTGGAATTGCTAGGGTCTTCGACAGGTGTTACTTCCTTCGCCAGCGCGAACGCATCGGCCACGAATTACACGATCACATTTCCGGCCGCCACAGGCACCGTGGCCACGACGGCGAACATCAACACTGCATTGCCCTCGACTTCGGCGCTATACAAAGGCACTGGCGGCGCAGGCGTGGCGCAAGCGGCGACGAGCGGGACGGATTACGCGCCGGCCACAAGCGGTTCGGCAATCCTGAAAGGGAACGGCGCGGGTGGGTTTTCAAGTGCCGTATCGGCGACGGACTACGCCCCCGCGACAACGGGCAGTTCGGTGCTCAAGGCCAGTTCGGGCGGATTCGCCAATGCGTTGAATTCCGACTTGCCCGCCATGTCCGCAACAGTCGGCGGGGCCGTCCCGACACCGCCGAACAATACAACGACTTTCCTGCGGGGGGATGCGACGTTCGCTGCCCCGGCTATCTCATGGTCCAGCCTAACCGCGCCGACAGCGAACAATAGCGTGACGGCAACGATCAATACGACGCAAACTGTTCTTGACCATTTCGACACCAGCGCGACAGCGAACCAGGCGATCTTGGCCCTGGGCGAAGACGTGGCCAGTACGAAAGCGGCCGGCGCGGCGAATGCGGCGAATTTGCTCAAGATTTCCACGCTTTCCGGTTCGACCGCGTGGCCTTTCGCCGTGTATCCCCAAGGGGCGCGGACCTTTTACCTCACGAATGTGGGGGCTTTGAATTTTGCAGGGCTATCGGATGCCGTCACTGGTGCGGGGGGTTCTGGCGTCAATTTCGCGGGAGGCCCTTCCGCTTCGGCGAATGCGGCCGGAAATATTACTTGGACAGGCGGCGCCAATTCTTCAAGTGGGCAGGGGGGTAGCGTAGGACTAGCCGGTGGTGCTGCGTCCAGCGGCCCCGCCGGAAACGTAGTCCTGACTTCGGGCCTGTCCACTTCCGGCGTGAATGGCACGATCAAAATGGTTGGCAACGTGGTGCTCGGCTATACGGCAAATTCGTCCGCCTCTTACACCGTCACGGCGACCGACTATTGCGTCACAAATAGCTTTGCGGGTACAACGACTTTGACGCTACCCGCTGCGGCTTCCTACACAGGCATGATTCTGCATGTCCGCGTCGTCACCGCAAACACCGTAGTTTCCGCAAGTTCCAACATCGTCCCCCTTGCCGGCGGATCGACCGGAACTGCAATACTTGCCGCAACCGCCGGAAAATGGGCTGATCTGCAATCGGACGGCACGAACTGGCAAATCACCGCTTCAAATTAAACGAAAGGAATACTCATGCCAAGCGCACATTTTCAAGAACAGTACTCCGCCGGTACGGCGATCCCAACCGGAACCGCTTCAGCGTTGAATCCGCGCATGCTGAACATGCAGACCTCGAACGGGATTCCGGGTGTGGTATTCAATCCGGCTACGGGCATCACGACGATCAACGCGCCGGGCGGGTACGAACTGGTCGCCGAGTCAGCCACTTCCGACTATGAATCCGTCCAGACGCAAATCGTGGTAGTTGGCGGTGGCGCCGTGGCGATCGGCCTGTCCTCGGCAGACCATGGCGGCGGCCCGACGTCCCAATCGACCAAGACCTCGACCGCGCGCGGCTCGTTGCGCGTGGACGGTCCGGTGCAAGTTCAGGTCTTGTCGTGGGTCGGCCCAGCGATCACCAGCACATCGCCGACGCTTTGCCCCGTAACTGGCGCGGCGGTTGACGTCGGCGCGCATCTCGCCATCCATACCAAGTAATCGTGGCCACAACGCGCATACCTTCCTGGGATGACAACGTAACCGACTGGGATCAGCCGAGTACGTTTTGGGATGTATCGCGTCAGATTACCGAACCGTTGCCCGTCAACCCGGCAACGGTTTATGTTCCATTCACTCCATCCGCAAGCACCAATTTCCGATTCCAGGCCACGCTAGACGGCACCGTGTACAACGTGATCGTCAATTGGAACCTATTCGGGCAGCGATATTACGTCAACATTTACGACCTGACTAACGTTCGAGTCTTGACGATTCCGTTGATCGGTTCCCCCAATTTTTTCAATATCTCAATGACTGCCGGGTACTTCACCACGATGCTGTTGTATCGGCCGGGGAGCGGCAACTTTGAGATTCTATAAAATCGAGATCAGTGACCCGACAAGCGGCACGCTGTTGCGCAAGTGGTCCAGCCAAGATAATGCCGGCAACACGATGCTGGGCGCGCTCAATGTCGAAATCGACATGCCGATCTATGCTTTTGCAAATCCGGCGGGATATAGCTCTTTGCGCATTTGGGGGATCGATCTGAAGGAGATCGTCGGGGCATCCTATTACAATAAAAAACTGATTCGCGTAACGGTCGGCATGGCGAAGGGTCTGCCGCTCGCGAACAGCCAACCGCCGCCCGGCCTTGTCCTGGAGGGCATCGTCAATCAATGCTTCGGTAATTGGCAGGGTACCGACATGACGCTAGATTTCATCGTCGTGTACGGCATCGGCGGCACCGAACCGTTGCCGAAAAATATCGTGTTGAATTGGAAAAAAGGCGTCACGCTCGGAGCGGCGGTTAAATCGACGCTTTCCGTAGCGGCTCCCACAGTCAAGTGTGTGGACAACACGAGCCAGTCGTTAATACTCGGGCAGGACGAACCGGGCTTTTACTACAACATGGCGCAATTCGCAACGTATGTGCGCGAGGTTTCGCGCCATATCAACCCCGATCCGAAATATCCGGGCGTGCAAATATCCTATCGGGGCAGCACTTTTTACCTCTATGACGGGACGAGCCCGGCCACGCCCAAGGCGATCGCGTTCAATGACTTGATCGGACAACCCGCCTGGATTTCGTTCAACGTGGTGCAGTTCAAGACCGCGATGCGCGGCGATTTCAACGTGTCGGATTACATCACGCTGCCCAAGGGAGCCGTGACCACGCAAGCGCAAAGCGCTTCCCAGTTTCGTGATTCGTCGGTGATCTCGGGTGTGTTCCAGATCCAAACAATTCGGCATGTCGGTAATTTCCGGCAACCTGACGCGAACTCCTGGGTTACCATATTCGAAGCGTACATACCGAATGCCGGAACATGAGCCTTGCCCAAAAACTACCGCTGCAGCGGACGCTTCCGAAAGCGATTCACGAACAAGTGAACGACGCTTTCCAGCGCACGGGCCAGGCCTTACCCGCGTCAGTCGTGTCGGTGGTGGGCGCGATCATGACGATCAAGTTCGAGGTCAATAGCGCATTCACATTACCGAATGTGACCATCCCGTTATTCGGCCCGGAGTATATCCGCTATCCGATTCAACCCGGTTGTAAAGGGATGGTAGTGCCGTGCGATGCACGTCTGGCTGGCATGTCCGGGATCGGCGGGGGCGTCTCGGATCTGTCGCAGCCAGCGAATCTGACGGCGCTCGTGTTTTTGCCAATAGGAAATACCGGGTGGTTTCACACTGACCCGAACGCGGTTACAATATACGGGCCGGACGGCGTCGTTATTCGCAGCCAGGACAACGTCACAAACGCCACCTACTTGCCGACCAACATCACCGTGGTGACGCCGAACGGCATTGTGACGACCGCGCAAGAATACGTCATCGGGAGCATGAACGTGTCGCAAAATGTCACCGTGGGGAATGGGGCCAGTGGCACATTTACCACGCCGCAGGGGCAGACAGTGACGGTGCAAGATGGCATCGTGACGAATATTTTCTGAGGTGAAGCATGTCAGTTCCGCAAGGGTCGACCGTTCTCAACACGCAGTATTTCACGGCGATGCAGACGCGCGCGCAGGCGTGTAGTTCGTGCGCCCAGTTGCAACAGCTTTACGCGGAAATGAGTACTTCGGTCGGCGCTACGCAATCGGCGATGACCAGCCAGCTCGCGGCGGTACAAACGCAAGTTACCAACGTGGCCAACCAGATCACGACGCTTTACAACCACATCGCCACGCTGGCGGCTTCGCAAACCTCGACTACGGCGGTCGGCGTGGTGGGCGCGACGGCGGCCGGCATCAGCGACTTGGGGTCGTGCATCGCGTACTGCAAGGCCCAAGGCCTGGCGCTCGTTTCGTTCGGCTCAACCAATACGGCGACGTTCATCGAGCAAGCTTTGGCGCTTGAGGCGGATTACACGACCATCACGCAAGCCTACAGCCTGATCACGAATCAACTCGCGAACTTGACTTCGCAAATCACCGGCATCGGCTCGCAGCTCACCGCCACGCAGGCGGCGTTCGCGACGGCCGCCACACGCTTCCCGAGCTGCACGCTATGAGGACCTATGGCCGTGTGACCAACGAGGACGGTACCAAGACGTGGACCGTGGTGACGACTGACGCGAACGGATATAACGACGCGGTGATGATCACAACGCTGGCGCAATGCCTGAAACTATCGATCGGGGAATCCCCGTTCTACGCGAATTTCGGGATCAACGCGCAGCAGTCGGTCACGACGCAAATCTTCCCCGACTACTACGTGCAGCAGACACAGCAGCAATTCTCCCCGTGTTTCGCCAGTCTGGTAATATCCAAAGTGCCGGGCATTACGTCGCCCGTCTATACCGTCAACCTCGTCACGCATCAAGGCGCGCGCGTGTCATTCCCGGTGCCGACATGAGCCTGAGTTATTCTTTTCCGATTATTATCGATCAGACCGGCCTGGTGCCGCAGGCGCCAGCGTCCATCCTGTCGCAATTGATCGCCAATGTTTCAGCGTCGAATCCGGGGTACACGGCAAACCTGCCCGCCTCGCTGATCGAGGACGTGTCGAGCACCGATGTCGCCGCTATCGTGCTGTGCGACCAGGCGAAAGTGGACCTTGTCAACAGCCTGACGCCCTACGGCGCGAATGTTCCGCTGCTGATCCAGATCGGCAACCTGGTCGGCGTGCCGATCAACCAGCCGACGAACACCAGCGTGTATGTCGTGTTCTCCGGGCCGCCCGGTTTCGTCATTGCGCAGGGCTTTATCGTTTCTGACGCATCGCACCAATACATCGTGCAGGATGGCGGAATCATCGGCAGCAACGGCCAAACGGCCCCGCTATATGCGCTGGCCTCCGACCCCGGCACCTGGGCCGTGCCGAGCGGTACTGTCATCGATCTGATCACCAGCATCCCGGTAATTTATACGGTGACGGTATCGAACCCGAGCGATGGCCTACCCGGCGTGGCTACCGGCGAGACCGAGGAAAGTTATCGCGCGCGCGTCATCATGGCCTACGCGGCGCCGTCGCAAGGGATGGCCACGCTGCTGCGCTCGTTGCTCGGCACCGTCGCCGGCGTTCAAACCCGGCTGATTTCAATTTTGCAGCAATCGGGCGGCGGCTGGTCGGTGATCTGCGGCGGGGGCGATCCGTACCAAGTGGCTTATGCGATTTACACGGCATTGTTCGATATCTCGACCCTGGTCGGTTCGCAGCTCGCCGTGTCAGGCATCACGCAGGCGAATCCCGGTGTAGTGACGACGAACCTCGCCCATGGCCTGACAACCGGCGCAGTGCTGGAGCTGACTGGCGTTGTCGGCATGACGGCGCTGAACGGCGTTTCATTCACGGCAACGGTGCTTACACCGACGACTTTCAGCATTGGGGTCAACACGACTGGATACGGCGCATACGTGAGCGGCGGCATCCTGGTGCCGAACCCGCGCAATGTCATCGTATCGATCAACGATTTTCCCGATATATACCTCGTGACCTACGTGAACCCGCCCCAACAGGTCGTCACGATGATGGTGACCTGGCATTCGACGTCGCCCAATTTCGTCAACCCGGCGACTGTGGCGGCCAATGTGCAGATTTCCGAAGCGGCCTATATCAACACCGTGGTGGTGGGCCAGCCAATCAGCTTGTTGAAGCTCAAGGACGCTTTCACGTCCGTACTGCCTTCCTCGATTCCGGAAGAATCGATCCAGACACTGACTTTTGCTGTCTATATCAACGGAGTGCTGACCGCGCCGACCGGCAACCTGATCTACGGTGACCCGGAAAGCTACTTTTTCACCACGCAGAACGGCATCACGGTTACGCCGGTCTGATCATGCTCGCGCAAACGATCCCCAGTTACGCGTATCAGCAGTACTATGATGACTCCGATATTCAGGCGTTCGTCACGAATTACAACGCGATGGCGCAGATTTACGATACCTGGTTCGCGACGGCCAGCCTGCCGATTTATACGTTGCAATCCGGCGATTTGCTCGACTGGACGGTGCGCGGGTTGTACGGGATCGCCCGCCCGACGCTCGGAAGCACGCTCGCCACGGATGAAGTTTATAAGCGCGTGGTCACGTGGGCGTTCTATAAAGGCGACGGGAAGGTATTCAATATCCGATGGTTGAAACGCCGGGTAATGCGTTTCCTTGAAGGAACGAACGATATCAACCAGACGTACCAAGTCAGCGTGCGATTCGGCGTGCACCCAATTGTCTATATCGACATTTTGGGCGGGATCGCCGAAATTACCGGCGGGGCGATTTTCAACACGTCGCCGTTCAACACTCGGCAGTATAATGAACTCGATTTGAACATCCAACATTACGCCGACACGACCCTGGCGGTCGAGCTTCAAGAGGCGATCAATGCTGGCGTTTGCGAACTTCCGTTTCAGTACACCTATATCGTGAGCGTGAACCCATGAGCAACCCGCTAATTCTCGGCGCAAATAACGCGGTTACGGCGCTGGCCGGCGCGATATCGAGCGGTGCGCTTTCGCTCACCGTCACGACCGGAACCGGGGCGCTGTTTCCGCAGCCGACTGGCGGGAACTATTTCGTCATTACGGCGGTAGATGCGGCAACCGGCTCGCTTCGGGAAATCATGCACGTTACCGCCGTGGTCGGCGATGTGTTCACCGTAGTGCGCGCGCAAGAAGGTACGACGGCGCATGCCTACGCGTTGAACGACCCAATCGCAAATCTTTGGACGATCGGCCAATTCAACGCCCTAGCGCAAACGAACCAACTGGGCAGCGCGGCATACCTGACCGCTTCCGATCAGATCGGCGGCGTGTCGGCAATCCAGCCCTTCGCTGGAGGGAACCCGAACGGTTTTGTGTCGGGCAATGCATCGGCCGGCAGCGTCCCGCCTTCGATGGTATGGGATACACAAGATCAAATATTCTGGATTTGCGTCACGACGGGCAATTCGGCGTCTGCCGTGTGGATACCGCTCAATCAGTTGCAGGGTACCGTCTGGTGCGGCACATCGGGCGGGTCGGCCAATGCGCAGACCCTGACGCCGACGATCCCGATCACCGGCTACGGGCCGGGTCTGGCGATATCGTTTCAGGTCGGCGCAGGCCTGACGAATACCGGCGCAATGACGGTCAATGTGTCGGGCAAGGGCAACGTATCCGTGTACAAGGATACCCCAAGCGGCCCGGCACCATTGACCGGCGGCGAATGCGTGGCGGGAAATATCGTTGCGATGCGGTACGACGGCACGCATTTCCAGCTTACCGCTACCGACCTTGGTACCGCATCGCTCTACAATACTGGCGCAACGGTCGTGCCGATCGCGGGCAACCTCGAAATCGCTTCGCCCTTCGGCACCACGGTAACCGGCGTGTCGTATAGCTTCATCCAGGCGGACCGGGGGAAATCCCGCAAGCGTTCGAATGCTGGTAGCGCCATGACCGACACATTGCCCGTCGTGGCCACGTTGGTGGATGGCTGGTGGGTCAATGTCAATAATATCGACGCTACGGCGAACGATACGATTTCGCCGCCGGCTGGCGCGGCGTTGAATGGCGTTGTGGGCGCTTCGTTGGTTTTGTCGCCCGGCAGCGCGGCGCGTATCGGATTCGACGGATCCGGGTTTTGGGTCACGACGCAGCCGGTATCGAAACTCGCTGCGGCGCAATTCGCCTATGTGAATATTCTCAATGCCGGCCAGGTTATCCCGCCGGGGGCCTATGAGGTCGATAGTAGCGGCGGGATATTTCCGTTGTTGCTTGAACTTTCGGCCGTCACGGGCGACAATTACATTTTCAGGGACTTTGCGCGCACCTGGGGGCAATTCCCGGTGACCCTGAACGGGAACGGGAATACCATCGCAGGCAGCGCGACATCGAACCTTGATGTAACCGGCGCGACGGCGCAAATTACCTTTTCACCCTCTAATTGGGCGTACCAATGAGCAATCTAAGCGGCATCATCTCAAATGGCCAGACGCTGAACCTGCGCGCCGGAACCGGGGCGATCAATGCGGGCGACCTGATCCAGGTCGGCGGCCCGGCGGGTGAAGCCTGGTCGGTCGTTACGTCCGATCACGCGGCCTTGTCAATTCAGCAGGTCATCACGCCGGTAACGATCGAGGCGGGCGCGGTGAACAATTACGCCCGATGGGGTATTGAAACCGATACGCTCGGGAACGTTTTCACCGCTACGCCGAACGCTTCAAGCCAGGGCGTGGCGATCACAAAATACGCTCCTAGCGGCGCGTTGCTGGCCGGCCCGATTGTGGTCGACGCAACGGCGCATGCGATGATATCGATTCGCTTGATCGTCCTGAGCAACGGGGCATATGCAACGATATACGCCGACTCGACCACGGGCGGCGTGCGATTCGTGGTATTCGACTCGAATTTGAATATTATCGCTGGGCCGACCGCTGTAGCCACGGGGTACCTGTCCGGTGCCGTGGCGTATGCCGACGCTTGCCCTTTGCTGGGCGGCGGGTTCGCGGTGGTCTATCAGAATAGCCTACACACCGCGATTGATCTGCAAACCTACACGAACGCTGGCGGCGCGGTTCTGGCAGCTACATCAATCCAGGCATTGACCGGTACCGCGCTGGCTTACCTGCGCATCAACCAGCTGCACAGCGGAAATCTGGTCGTTGGAATCCGCACGACTGCGACACCAGCCGGCACATCCTTCGTGATTGTCACAACGGCGGGCGTATCAGTACAAACGAACGTCATCGTGGATTCGACCGCGACGGCGGGATTCCTGAGTTTGAGCGTACTCACGGGCGGGGGTTTTGCCATTGGGTGCCAGGATGGCACGAACGCCGTCGCAGCCGTGTACAACGATGCCGGCGCGGCGCAGGGTTCCGCCTACACGTCCGCCGATACACTCAACAGCACCACCTATATCCAATTCAAAGTTACGAACGACGGGACGAATTTTTATTTTGCCTATGTTCAATCAAGTGGCGGCCTGACGGTCGTCCAGCTCACCCCGGCGGGCGTTTCAACCGTTCTGGCGAGCAGCCTGATTAGCGCGACTTTCACGTCGACCAGCTCGATCGATGGGATGATCTGCAACAATACACTGGTCATGCTGCGCGCCAGCATTACGAATGGCGGCCAGCAGTATGTCACGATCGGCTTGCCAGACGCATCAATCGGGGCGTTCTATGCCGAAGTGATCAGCGGTCCGACGGCCGTCGGCAGCGCGGCGGCCACGACTGGTTCATATTGGCCGACCCTTCGCGCTGTGGGTGACTTTACGGCCCTGACGGTCTATGACCAGCAAACCACGGCTGCGGTGCTGTTCGGAATTATAAAATTCGCCTCGTCCACGATTCAGGGTGTGGCACAGAATGCCGTCGTGGCAGGAAACCCCGGCGCGAATGTAACCATCAATCCCGGTGCCGGGAGCTATCCACTACCGAACGGTATCGCCGGAAGTTCGGCGCTGTTGTTCGACCATTCTGGAACTGGCGGCAATAAAGGATCGATATTCTCTGGCGGCGTTTCATTGTCAAATCCGGCTGCCGCGCCGGTCGTATCCGGTTCGCTCGCTTCACTGGCTGCTATCCTCACAACCGGTCCCTTGTCCTATACTTACGTCGCCTCGGCGGCGGTCGGCATCACGGTGGTTTGCGGGACATCGGGCGGCGGGGGCGGCGCCGTAGTCATTGGGGGCGCTCGGATCGGCCCCGGTTCTTCGCTTTATGAACAACTGATCGTGCCGCTGAACTTGGCAGCTGGGCAGTCCGTTACGATTGCGACGGAAGTCGGCGCCAGCGCCATCATTTCGATCGGCGCACCTCGCTAGGATAAAACATGGCAACCAAACGCGCAGCAGTTACCGATGATCACGAAGCGAAAGAAACGCTGGCCCTCGACATTTATGTGCCGGGTCACGAGGCGCGCGGCTCCGCAACGCCATTATTTTTGCGCACACGCAAAGAATTGATTGCTCGGATGCGCGGCCGGTGCTGGGTTTCCGGCATGACCGCCGAAGAATCGGGCCATCCGCTTGAAGCGCATCACTACCCGATTGAACGCTGCTTCGCAACGGCAATCGATTGGCCACGCTTTGCCAAGGAATGCCAGGCGGGCGAATGGGGGCCGCACGCGAAAGCCTTCGACTGGGTCGCGTTCTTTGTCGGCTGCAAAACGGTGGTACGCCCCGATACTGGACTGCCCTACGTTGAAGTGGCCGATCCGTACCTATTCGTGGATGACATGACGGTCAACGGGCGGCTACTTGCAAAGCAGTTCCATATCGGTAAAAATGAAGGTGTGCACGGCACGACCGAGCCGTACTTGATCGCGCAGAAATACCTTGCCGAAGGGTACAAATTTTCCGATTTTGAAGTCATTCACCACGCCCAAGAGGACGACATGCCGACCCCAACACCCGCGCCAGTTCCCTCCCCAACACCTACGCCGGTCACGCCGAACGCAGTTCCGCCATCTGGCGGCGATGGACCGGAGCCGAAGTAATGCAACGGCTAGGGGCGCTGTTGGCATGGTTGGCCGTGGAATACCTGGCCTTCCACGTGAACGCGCTCGCCCCGCGCAACGCCTGGTACTATCCAATCGCGTCAATTTTTGATGTGATGAGCATTTCGATATTCCTGTCATTCCGGCCAACGCAGCTCGTTGTAGACCTCGCAAAACTGACAGCTTGTCAGTTGGCAACACAAGCGCTAGGATGGGGTCTCTACATGCTCCATTTTCACCCTACGGCCCTGGTCTATAATTGGAGCAATTGGGCGACTGAAGCCCTCATCCTGGCGCGGTTCGCGATAGTAGGGAAACATGACGGAGATATTAGGGTCCCTGCTGATAGCCGCCTATTTTATTTGGGCGCTTTCTTGGGCCGTCGTCAAAATCCGGGGGATCACGCATGAATTTCGTTCACGATGTGGCCACACATCCCGTCCTGACGACTGTCGCGGGAATGGCGACGGCGACAGTGGGAGCGCTGAATAATTTCGCGCCTGACCTTCCGCTGGTCCACGATATCCTTTCCGATGGGTGCATGCTGGTCGGCATTTTCACTGCAGTTGTAGGCCTAGCCGTCCAGCTGCGAATTTGGAAGATCAAGGGCATGGAACAGGTAAAGCTCCAGCAAGAGATCGACAAAGGCCGACGCGACGAAATGCGCGCCGAAAACGCAATTTACGTGCCGAATAAAACGCCGGCCGACATGGTGGCCAAATGACTCCCCAACAGATCGCCTTCATCGGAAAAGTCGCCCCCGGCGCACAAGTCGCGCAGAAGGAACATGGCGTGTTTGCCAGCGTGTCGATCGCCCAATCGATCTATGAATCATCCTGGGGGCGTAGTGAACTGACCGTCGAGGCGAACAACCTGTTCGGCGTCAAGGTCAGCGCCGGTTGGCACGGTGATTTCATCAGCATGAAAACCGGCGAGGATACGAAAGACGGCAAGTCTTATACGATTACCGCCGAATTCCGCAAGTATGCCAATTGGGCCGATTCGATCAATGACCACGCGCTGTTCCTGACGAACAACGGGAAGCCGGACCGTTACCGCGCTGCGCTGCAATGCAAAAACGGGATCGATCAGGCCCGCGCGATTGGGGCGGCGGGATATTCGACCAATCCGAAATATGGTGACATGCTCGTGGCGGCGATCAACGATTACGATTTGACGAGGTACGACAAATGAATTCGACGTCATCCGTAATTACCGGCGCTGCAATGTCGGCGGGCGTGGCAATCGCGCCGCTCGTGGACTGGATTCTCAACACGCTATTGCACTGGGCGGCACCGCAACAAGTCGTTTTGATCATTTCGGGCGGCCTAGTGACGGGCGGCCATTTCGTGGTGAACCGGGTCAACGCTCGGTCAAATCTAGGGGGTGTGCAATGAAACTCATTATGGTATTTGCGGCTTGTGCCGCACTGTCGGCATGCGGCTCGATCAACACATGGAATGCCGCCGTGTTGGCAAACGGCGAATCGAACTATGCGGCCACGGTCAAGAATTTGAAAGACGTGGACGACATGAAACTCAAACTATGGGCCGATGGAGCCTGTGCGGTGAACGTCGGCGCGTTGCAGCGGGTGTCGAGCACGACCAATAACCTGAACTTGGTCAATGCGATCCTGATGGCCTGCCCCGTGCCGAATGTTGGCGTTACGGCGATTCTGCCAAGCGGCAATATGATGGTGCAGACCACGAACGTTACGCCGCCGGCGAAATGAGCATTTCGGCCACCTTTCGCAAGAGTCTGGCCTATTGGGCCTGCATTGCGGCGTACAACACCGCGACGACGGATCAGTTCAGCCAAGTGCTGACCGTCGAGGATGTGACCATCTGCATTCGGTACGAGGGGCCGGATACCGTGATCATTTTCCCCGGCTCCGAGAAACTTCTCGACTGGCGTGATGATTTCGAGGCATTCCCATTCTCACATCCGAAGCTTGGCATTTTACATCTCGGGTTCTGGAAATTCATTCCGGAAGTGGCCGACAAGATCCAGCCGTTAATTCGGGGCGATGTGTATCTGGGTGGCCACAGCTTGGGCGGCGCGCATGCGGCCGGCGTTGCGGCGGAACTTGGCTTGCGCGGCGTCAAAACGAAATTTCTCGCGATGTTCGAAGCGCCGCGCGTCGGGTGGCTGAAGTTCGCCATGCACCTGAAGACGTGCGCGGAAGACGCGGTACTGACGTGGAATGGCCTCGACCCCGTGGATATGGCCCCGCCGCCGCCCTGGCGTGACTCGTGGGGAATCACGCGAATGGAAGGCTTGCCGGGCGGCCTGGCAGACCTGAACCCGTTTGCGTACCACATGGGCCAAATCGTCTATGACACTTATTGCGCATCATTGCAGGGAGTCGAGTAGGGCGCGGTATGCGTGCCGCATGCTTGCCGTGCCGCTCGCGGACGTCTTGTAATGCCGTCGGAACGCCGCGTACATCGCACCTACCTGTTCAACGGTCAATTCCTCTGGCGTAGGCATCTTGCGCCGCTTGATCGGTTCATCCGGCGAGACGAATTCCTTGCGCGCGGCAACCGTGGCGGGGGTGCCGGATACAATGTGCCGCTTCCGCTTGCATGCTGGCGGGTCAGGATCATTGACCGCCCAGCGCATCCCGCATGCGCACGCCCATTCGTCGCCTTCGTGGCGGGCCTCGCAGGACACCGGGCGGCCGTGTTTCAGTTCGGCAGACAGCGGCAAGTCACTCATCGTCGTGGCCCTCGGTCAAGTCGAGCACTTCCCCGGCATCGTCGGAGTCCAAGAATTGCGCCACGCCCATGATAGTCACGCCGGCGAGCAAGCCGGCAGCAAACGCGATCAGAATCATTTCGATAACTCCCGTTCGATGTAAAGAATAAAACAGATCGCGCCGAGTAGGGCGAAATCGGTCACCAGGTCAAGCCAGATCATTTCGCATTCTCTGCGACGATGTCAGCGTCGATCGCTTGGTCGTAACCTGCGGGGGTGCCGCCGTAATCGCGGGTCACCCATTTGCGGATATACGAGTACCGCTCCGCGTCTTGATTGCGAGCATGCACGCCGATCAAGACCCCGAGAATATACCCGAGCAACCCGCCTATCAGAATCCAGAGACCAGTCTCGAGGGCGATGCCTGTCACGATTGCACCATGACCGACACGGCGCACAGCAGCGTGGCCACAAGAGCCGCCAGAACGTATCCGCGCGCCTGTTCCCAACGGGTCGGTTCGGGCGGCGTAAGGCGCGCGCCGGGGCCGAACGCTTCCTCAATCGTGCGCGGAAACCGGTCGCCGTAATATTGTGACGGCGGTATCCAGCGGGTCGAGCGTTGAAGGTTTAAGGGCTGTTCGGCCGGAAACGGGTACAACGCGGACTTGATTGATTTCAAAGCGTCGAGATTTCCCTGAAGCCGGGCCATGACAAGTTCGTCACGATGTCGATCTGCCCGAGCGTTTGCCAAATCTTGGGAGATACCGCTTAAATCATAGAGCTGTCCCATTATTTCGATTCCTTTCGTTCGATAAGAATTTCGTCCGCCCCGATCAAAGTCGCTTTATAACCGTTCGCTTCTGCGTCTTGAACTATTTGCCGAAGCGACTCTCGCGCCATTTCGCCCGCTTTCCTCGACTGGGCCAGCCATTGCGACATTTTCGCAGACGGCGGCGAAACGCCCTTCAAACCGATCATTTTGCCTCCTCTTTTTTAATTCGCCATTCACGATACCAATTCGCTTTGCAAATTGCGCTAATCGAGATCCCCGACTGTTGCGCCGCTTTGCTCGGCGCTACACCCTGGACGAGTACCAGCTCGCGCGCCTTGCGCATTGCTTCGGATTCATGGGCACCCATTAGCCGCCCGCTCATCTTCTTGCCGAAAATACTCTTGCGCCACATTCGCGATCCCGAGATAAATCAGGCCATGGCCGGTATTACCGTATTTTTCGCTGACGCGTTGACGGAAGTCATCAATTGGCAACAATTGGCAACCGCAGCGAACCCAAATACCGCCCTCGGTATTGAAAAATTGGGTATTGCGGCGAACCGAACCAAAACGGTCGAACTGGATCAACGGATTGCCTGGTTTTGATTTAAAATCCATCGCCTCGAACTTGGCCCCGTTGCCGAACTCGGCCCAGTTGCCGAACTCGGCCCAGTTGCCGAACTTGGCCGACTCGCCGAACTTGGCCCCCTTGCCGAACTTGGCCCCATTGCCGAACGCGGCCCCATTGCCGAACGCGGCCCAGTTGCCGAACGCGGCCCAGTTGCCGAACTTGGCCCAGTTGCCGAACTTGGCCCCATTGCCGAACTTGGCCGACTCGCCGAACTCTTCAATTTCCGAATAGTCCGTATCGGCGGGGCAAATTCTCCAACCCTTAATTACCGGCAGAGCGGCGTACTCTTCTTTCGTGATTTTTTTCATTTAATCCTCGTGAAATAGTCGGCCCGCGCTTTTGCGATACTTAGGCCGTCGTCAGTTAATGGGTAGCTGCTGTCGCTCGTTGAATACGTGACGCCGATCCGAAACACTGTGTAGCGGGCGTTCCGTTTGTCGCGGTAGACCCAAGCTTTCGCATTTTCATAGGCGATGTCAGATTCACGCATTAGGCGCGTTCCAGATAAACAGCGGCGCGCTTATCGCCGTTCGCTTTATCCCACTCATAAAACTGAACGAGGTTAGCGAAAACCGGCGAAATTGCTTTGAACTCGCCGGTACGCCGCCAATGGTCTGTATCAAAAAGAAAACAGCCAGTTTTACCGCTGACCACGTCTTTGCACTGAATCGTGTAGTTGGTTAAACAAGCCATTTCATTTACTCCGTTGCGTTGTCGATGTCTGTACTTTAGTTGAATAATTCAACCAAGTCAAGCGTTATTTACTGTACCGTTTTTTCCGCCATCCACCCGACGCCCGAACCGGCCAGTCGGCCGCCCACGCCGGCATCGTGGCCATGACCCGTTCAAATTCCTCGATACTGCCGGACCCCTCGGGGATCTCGCATACGATTTCGTCATATACATGCAGCACAACCGGGTATCCGGCGCGCTCTAAATTCACGATCGCATGGCGCAGGATATCCCGGCATGTCGCTTGCGTGATGTTTTCCGCGAGGCGGCCGCCCCACGTATCCATACGTTGCCAACCAGGTGCGCCGTTCTTGATATTCGTGTTCCACCCTTCATACGAGATCGACAGGCCCCCGCGTTCGTAGTTCGGGCGCAGCCTGGGCGCGTGATAAGTCAGGTACCGCCCGGAGATCAAACGCAAGTACACGGCGTCCCCGCGCATTTCGAACGTCATACCGCGACATTCGAATACTCGGCCCGGGTACTGAATCGCTTGAATGAAAGCGCCCTCGACGCCGTACATTTCCGGCACATTCCCCGCATGAGTGCGGCGAGACTGACCGCCCCACAATTCCACGATGGCCGGGCTTGCGGCGCGCCATTTAAGAATTGCTTGTTTCATTTCCTCGTCGGTAAAAAATTCGTCCGCCCCGAACGCTTTCCACGCCCCGATCCATCCTTGGTAACCGGAAGCCAGCTCGGCGAG